AGTGGAGATGATGCTTTATTTAAGGATCAAGATAGACGTAGTGAGTCCGAAATAATTGATGACTTTCTTAAGGGTACAGATGCTGTTGCTGGGGTACTTAAGAAAGCTAGTACGAAATTAACAAAATTACTTTCTGATTTTAATGATAAAATAACAAATGCTACTGGAATAGATACTAAAAAGACTATTAAAGATCTACAATCTGAAGCTCAACATAAGCTTACGGATATCGATAAATCTATTGCTGAAGCTACTGGAATTAGTATAAGTGAAAAGGTTAATGAAGGTATCGCCTATGGGAAGCTGAAAGGTAAAGATGCCCAAAAGTATATCAAGGATAATGAAAATATACAAAGTTATATTAAGCATGGTAGAGCTCAAGGTAAAAAGGTTTTTCAAAATGCAGATCATGCATATAAGCGACTTAAGAAATCTGAGTTTCCAAATGTCTCAGATACAATAGAAACTACTAAACAATTAGCTACCGACAAAATAAAAGAAGGTGCTGATCGCATAAAGCATGAAGTTACCCAAAAAGAATTTATGGATGCTTATGGTGAAGGTAGTTTATTTGGAAAAGATGACTTTAGAGATATAGCAAAAGCTAAAACTCAACAAGGTGCAGGAAAAGCTAAAAGTATAATTCATACAGCTGTAGAACATACGTTAGATACTTTGCAGAAGTATGAAGATAAAGATTATCGTAAAGATAAATTAGATAATCTAAATGATAGATTTCGTAATAAATATAATCAACTTATGCGTAAGCCTAATAAAGATGAGAAGGATAAGGTATTAGATGAAACTGTTGATAAGTTAGATGATGATATTGTATCTAAACCTGAAGTAAAAGATACACCACATATTTCAGGTCCTGGTGTATATGTTCAAGGGTCTGAACACGAAATGCATATACCTTTAGATGAATCATCTATCTATTGGAAACAGTTAGAGAAAATTATTACTAAACCTATTGTATCATCTATTGGCGAATTACAAAAAGCAACTGTAGCTACACCTAAAGAAGATAGAGATGAATTGTTACAATTAGTTAAAGATATTAGAGATACTACTTCAGAATATCTTCCTAATGTAGGATCGGGAAGTGATAGTAAATCTGAAGGTAAGTTAACTAAAGCTAGAAAAACTCTATTTGGTACGGCTAAAAATATTACTTCAGGTACAGCTGAACTTATTCATAAACTAGGATCAGATGCTTGGAAAACTTCAGGTAACTTAGCAGTTGGTGCTTCCAAGATGGTCGGAAATTCTTTAGGTGGTGTAGGAAAAGGATTGGGTGCTATCGGTTCGGGTATGGGTTCCATCATTGGCGGTTCAGCTAATATGTATGGAAATATACTCAAAGGTGCAGGTAGCCGAATTAAGAGTTTCCTTAGTCCTTCGAATAAGAAAGATGAACCAACATATATTAATGTATATAGGAAAGATGAAGTAGAACCAGGAAGACCTATCTTGACTGCTAGAAAGCAAAAATCTGGTGTAGTGTTTGAAGATGGGAATATATTAGAATCTACTGATGATATCACTGAACCTATATTTGATTCTGAGTCTAAAGAAGTATTGATTACTCAGCAAGATATCGAACATGGATTAGTAGATATCAACAATGAAGATATTGGTAAAGCTGTTAGTAAAGAAAGAAAATCTACTAAAGGTGGTGGTATCATCAAGAAAGGTTTATCTATGGGATTAGGTAGCCTTAGTAATATAGGTAACTTACTCATGGGAGGTGCTGGGTCTTTAGGTCAGATGTACAAAAAGATGTTTGATTTAAGTATTGGTGGACTTAAGGGTGCTGGCGGTATAGTAAAAGATAAACTATCTGGTGGTACAAAAATAAACAAAGCAGCATTGCAAGAATTAGTTGCTGATAGATTAGATGAAATTATTAAAATACTCGATACTCGATTAGAAAAACCTATCGGTGGAGATACTGATGGAGATGGGGATCGAGATGGTAGTTATAGTGATTATATGGATAAGCAGAAAGATAAATATGGTAGTAAATCTACTACTAGTCGATTTAAACGTATGAGAGATTCTGCTCAAAGTAAGTTAGCTGCTGCCGGATTAGTTTTTGGTAGTCGTAAGAAGACTGATGATGATGATGACGATGATGGATTTGGTATGGCCGAGATAGCTGCTGGTGGTTTAGGTGCCAAAACTGGATACAATTACCTGAAGAAGAAATTCGGTAAATGGTTTGGTAAAAAAGGTGTTGAGAAAACTACTAAGACAGCGGGCAAAACTATACTAAAGAAAAGTGCTACTACTGCAGCTAAGAAATCTATGTTCAGTAGAGCAGGTAAAGCTCTTTTAAGAAATAAGAAATTAGCACCCTTGGCTGCATTGGCTGCATTGGCTGGTATGAATATGGGTGACGATGAAGCTGAAGCTGATGTGGTAGATACTGATCTTCGCGAACACCTTACAGATGTAGATGGTGGCGGTAGCAAAATTGCAGCTTTAGGTGCCGGAACAGCAGCTGCTGCAGGATTGACTACTCGAGCTATAGCTAAAAAAGCAACAGCTAAAAGTGTCGATAACTTTACTACTAAGAGTATAGGAAATGGTATCGATGCTGGCATCCAAGTAGGTAGTAAAGGTGTAAAAGCTGTTAGTAAAAAACTTGGAACGAAATCTGTTGCAAAAATGGGTACTAAAGTTGTAGGAAAAACTGTAGGTAAATCTCTCCTTAAAAAGATACCTATACTAGGTGCAGTTGCTGGTTTAGGATTTGGGTGGGATAGACTCAAAGATGGAGATATCTTAGGCGCATTAGGTGAAGTTGCATCTGGTGTAGTAAGTATTATTCCAGTATTTGGAACTGCAGCTTCTGTAGCTATTGATGGATTATTACTTGGTAGAGATATCAAGAATATCAAATCAAGTATGGACGATTCTCCAATCATGCAAAAGCTGACAACAGTTAGAGCTGAAGCTTATGGTATACCACTAAATAAAGCATCATTAGAAAATATGTTAGCATTAGAAGAATGGCTTATTCCATTACTTGAAGATCCTGAACAAGTCGATGAAAATATAATGAAAGGTTGGGCTAAAAAGTTCGGATTTGATCCTGACGATGAAAAACACTTTAACTTCTTTCTCGTTTGGATGAAACGCAGATTTGCACCATTACTTTCACAATTTTATCACTTACTCAAACATGGGTATGAGATGGATATGAATGATATGGTAGATCTGAATGAAACTCAAGCTAAAAACATAATTGCTCAGTTTAAAAAATCAGCTCAAGATGTTGTATCTAAAAACTCTAACCTTATTCCCACTATACAAGGGTTTAAATTACAGTTTGATACAAGTCCTGAAGTTGAAAAATATAGAAGTAAAATAACTACTAATCAAACTTATCCGAGTAACGTAAAGGATAAAACACTTCCACACCTACAGCAACAATCTGGGTTTATCCCTAAAACTAATCCGACAATTATTACTGATGATCCTATGAAACTTTTACATAGTAGAATAGGTACATTGTCAGCTAGATATGAATCTGGAACTAGAGGATCTGAAGCTATAGGTTATGACAGTACTGGTGGTACTTCTTATGGAAAATACCAAATCGCTACATCTACAGGAACTTTCGATAAGTTCTTAAGTTGGTGTGAATCTCAGCCTGGCGGTATGGAAGTAGCTGCTAGACTTCGTGCTGCAGGCGAAGCCAATACTGGATCAAAACAGGGAAAAGTTCCTGCTGAATGGAAGAAGTTAGTACAAGAAGGTGCCATGGGTCAATTGGAACACGAGTTCATTAAAGAGACCCATTATAAACCTGCATTAGATAAAATTAGTAATAGAGAGTTTGTCGAAAAGATAAAAAATAGTAAAGCTTTACAGGATGTTTTGTGGTCTACTTCTGTACAACACGGAGCTTCTGGAGCTGCTAAAATATTTAATAAAGCTTGGGATCCAAAATTGTCGGACGCTGATCTAGTAAGAAGTATTTATAGTATCAGATCGACAAAATTTGGTAGCTCAACTTCTAGAGTTCGTGCTAGTGTTATGGCTAGATTTGAAAATGAAAAAGCTAACGCTATAGCTATGCTTGATCGTGCTGATCAAATGCGTACAGCTATAGCACAAACCGATACTACTACTGCACCTATAAAAACTACAAATAGTATTCAAACAGCTAGTTTACCTAAATCTACTAATTCTGAAATTAAAGCTGATTCATCAAAAACTCCTATTAAGAAATCTGAAAATAGTGGGGATAAATTAGGAAGAGTAATGCAAGCAACAGCTCCTAATTTCAGCATTCAACCAGATACTAAAGTACATGAGTTAAATACAAAACAAGTAGATATACTAAATATTATAGCAACTAATATAGAACGATTGTCGGCTCAAGTAAAATCCTCTCTCGGAGATGGGGAAGCGTTCGATGAAATGAATGCTAACTTAAGAGCTCAGTTAGAAAAGGAGCCGAATATTACTATTAATAATCAACAAGTTGCACAACAATCCAATCAGACGAAACGTCCTCCTTATAAGGGTGTAAGTGTAACAAAAAGGCCATCAGCTTAATCTTAATACCAAATAAGGGGATAAGGTAAATATTTATGGAATTAAATTCATATTCATCCGACCAATTATTAGATATAAATACATCTAGAGGAAATCCTGGATTTGATGATGTATTTCCTGACAATGGTAGTTGGGTAAAAGCTACGTTTCTATTTAAGATGCAGAATGAATTTACTACATACAAAGAAATGCTTGAATATTCACTAAGTGATGAAGTGTTCAGTAATAACTTAAATCCACAAGTAGAAACTAATATGCAAGGATTAATTGCAGATGCTGGAACTTCAGATGCACAAATCCCTAAGGAGATATTGGATAGAAAATATCGCGATACCTCCTTAGGGGGTAATGATGCTATCAATTGTTATTATCAATTTTGTGAATTTGATGATGTTATACATCCCCACAATTCTTTAGGTTTTGATACAGGAAGACATGGGATGGGTCGGGTATACAGTGAAAATATTGACGATAATCAACAGATAATGTATATGGGATTTGGTCTTGCTAATTTTACAGGACTTAAAGAGTTTTACACTAACGCTATTAGTAACGAAATCGCCGATATGATGAATGGTGGAACTTTTTTATCTGCCAAACATATCGGTAGATTGATTGGTAAAACTACTGGCATTATATTGACTCTCCCATTTGCACCTTTGATTGTATTGAAGAAATGTTATGACATGTTACCTAACATCGATAAACGTAGAGTTACTAAATATTACGATATACAACTTGAGATGGGATTGTATTATAAATGCGTAAATACAATGTTAGCTCATTTGGTCGTCAATTTAGGATTCGTTTCTCCAGAAGGTAAAGATCTAGGTAACGCTCAAAGTGCTACAAAAGATCAATCGTATTATGAAATGTATAAAAATGATACTGGAAATAAGAGTGGATTACCTGAAGTATTCCAAAAACATGGGTTTGATATATTCTCCATTATGGCTAAGAAATATCTGTATAACAATATTGGAGAAATTACTAATTACGATGACCTTAATCTAGATAATCTAATTGAACAGTATATGGAATTTGGTGACAGACGAACTCCAGAAGAAAAAGCTGAAGGATTTTCACCTTTCGATTTGTTCTACAAAGAAAAACTCAAAATGAAAGGTGCATTCGGTGCATGTGTTGCTGATGGTATGTCGTATGTAGGATTCCGTATTGAAAAATCTGTAGATAATACTGAAAGTATTTCCAATAGTACTGGGGAATCATCAATTGCGAGCGCTTTGAATGGTCGATCGAGTGAATCGCAAGAAACTAGATTCAAATTCCAAAATGGAAAAACTGGAAGTACTATCGTCGATTCATTTATTGAAGCTACTACAGAAATGTTTAAAGGTACATTAGGTGCAGTAGGCTTAGATGGACTTACTGGAGTACTTAAAGGGTCTGGACGAATTGACATTCCTGAAGTATGGAAGAGTAGTAATTTTACTAAAACTTATTCTTTCAATATGGCACTTCGTTCCCCTTATGGCGATCCTATATCTATCTTCCAATCGATATATGTACCACTAAGTATGTTATTGGCAGCAGCTTTACCTAGAGCTGTCGGATCAAACTCTTATACATCCCCATTCTTGGTAAGTGCTTATAGTAAAGGAATGTTTGCTATTCCTCTCGGAATGATTGATAGTATTACAATCCGTCGAGGAGCTGACCAGCATGGTTGGAACTACAAAAGCTTACCTACTAGTGTGGATGTATCATTTAGTATTAAAGATTTATCGCCAGCTATGTATATGGGTATTGCGGGGACTGAAAGTTGGTGGAATATCCTTGGACAGAATTCAACGTTCCAAGAATATCTACTCACACTATCTGGATCTAGTATGGCCGATAGATTGTTATGGCTTAGGACTATGAAACGTCGCCATGAAATCATAAAACAGGTTTGGAGACACAACAAATTGAATCCTCACGCTTGGGGATTTTCTCTGGGCGAAAGTAAACTTGGTAGAGTAGTTTCTGCATTTTGTCCCATATCTGATTTTGAAGGCGGTACCCGCTAATCTCCACTACGTACAATTTATAAAAGAGTACTCTTCCCTAATAAGGAAGAGTACTCTTTTATCTTTTCTACCCATCTTATATAGTCGCACATAATTATACCCAATTAGGAGATTGATTAATGTCTAAGTATACCCGAAATAAGGTTGAAGAATTTTTACAACTAACAATTAAAGCTACTTCAGTAACAGATGTAATTTATATGCTATCAGGAATCGTAGCTGGAGTTATATTAATATCGTTAATTCTTACTGCTATTTTTATTTAGAATCAAAATTGTATTAAAGGTATTTTATATAAACGCATATATTACAAAGGAGATAATATGCAAAATAGTACTATAGGTATAGAAAAATTCCAATATGGTACCTTCTTACGCAAATATACGTGCTTTAAAAAAGTAGATATTCCTCAAAAAATTATTACTTTAGATCAAGATATCCAATTGCCCAATGGAGCAATTTTACACCTTTTGGATAATATTTCTCAATTTAACGACTATACAGATATTCCAAATATCTTTTCTAATCCTTTAGTAAATAATGAAATATATAAAAAGTATATATATCACAATTCATATATCCCAGATCCAAAAACAGATCTATTCGGAATTAATAAATCTCACCGATTTATTTTAACCGGATTAAATAAATCTCTTACAGATTTTAAAAAACAAAGAGATAAGATAACTCCAGTTTTAAATCTCCGATCAACTCTAGCAAAAAATAACGTTTTAACAGTCATAAATCATAATCCTCTATGGAGGGTCAAGCTCATTGGAAAATTGAGTGAATACTATAAATTTGAAATTATATTTCGATCGATATTACAATTTATAACTACAACTGTTGATATACAAAAACCACAATATATTCATATCCCTTTGAGTACAACAATATATCCTAGAAATAGATATCTAGTTCCTATGTTGCGAGGTATATCAACTAATACTCTCAAAATTCATGACGATTATACATACTATTTACTTATTCACTTTTTTGGAATGTTTAATTCAAAATCTGCATTGGATTTATTCTCCAAAATACCTACAGAGAAATATCCAGATATTAATTTTATCTTTAGTGTAAAAGATAAAGCTGTTATCTATAATTTAGCAGATCTTAAATCAATAATTGTAGATACTGCAATGTATAGGAATCTTGAAAGACATATCAATACTCTTAAATTATTTGGAATGCTTAGCACAGAAACCAATGTAGATATAAATAATTTATCAGATGATGATTTCGATTCTTATGTAAATACTGCAGCTAAGGAACAAGAAAAATCTAAGGTTGCATATTTAGATGAATTAGAAAATACAAATGTTTCTAAAACTGAAGATAGTAAAACAACTAAAGTTTCTACTACCGATACCCCAATAGAACATGTTGAATTTCATAAACAATTAGAAGATCTGACTACTGAGTATATTGAACAATTAGAGGATATCACTCCTGCACAAAAAACTAGGTGTAAAAAGTTAGCAGAAAAACATAAAGATATAATCATTGGAAATCGAAAAATTGACGATATCATCAATACACCTAATCCAGATATCAATTCTGTATCGTTGGATTTTATAAAAGATGATATGGCAGATCCTTCTATGACTAAATCGTCTATTATCAATTTAGACAATATGTATATGGAAACTATGTTTGAGAAAGATCTAGCTCTCACTTTAACATCATTTTCTTCAGTGGGATTATTTTTAGTCGATTACAAAGAAACGGAACAAGTGGATGAATTATCCAAAATTAAACACTGTACAGCTTCATATGAAGATGCTAGTGGGAAACGACATACAATCAAATTTAAGTTTCCTATAGTAGATAAAAATGGAATTATGATTGTTAATGGTACAAAAAGTAGGATGAAAAAACAACAAATCAATATTCCAATTTGTAAGATTAGTCCAACTCGTGTATCGTTAGTATCCAATTTCAATAAATCATTAGTAGAAAGAAATGTAGCTAAAGCTCACGATTATTACAACTTTGTTCATAACTACATAACTAATAAAGCTAATAAAGATAAGAAGATTGTACATATTGAATATAATAAAAGTAAATATGGATCTACTAAATTACCTTACGAATATACTTCACTAGGTAAACATTACGGATCTATTACTTTCAATAAATATATCCTATCATTCGATTATGAAAATCGATATAATATTAATACTTATATCAATAAACATATTAATGAAATTAAAACTATAGAAGATCAATATGGTATTTTATTTGGCACTACTGATGTCAATAATAAATTGGTATTTATTGATAATACTAACGTAGTTAGAATAGTCGATATTTTAGCTAAAGAGATTGTTCATGAAACTACAATTATAGATTTAATATTTGAAGTTACCGACAATCCTGTACCAGTAGTAACGGAATGGGTAAATCTTAAAATTCTAGACAAAAATATCCCTATTATCTTCGTGTTAGCGTACCGATACGGATTAACTAACATTTTAAAATATATAGGTATTGATTATCAAATTGTCGACAAGGGTGTTAGAATTGACAAATCGACTAGTGATATTTTAATCCGGTTTAATGATAAAACTTTAGTATTTAATAGATACCCTCTTAATAAGAGTCTCATATTGAGTGGATTATTAAATTTTCAAACTAAAGATCTAGATTATGAATATTTTGATATTAAAGATGCGTATTATGAATTACTTGTATCAAAAGGTATGAGTACAAACTATATCAAAGGTATAGATGATTATTTCGATCTATTTATTGATCCTATTACCTATGATGTATTAAAGAGTATGGGAGAACCTACCAATACTAAAGACTTACTCATTAGAGCTACTAATATGTTAACTACCGAAGATTATATAGATCCTGCATCTATGAAGAATCATAGATTGCGATCATATGAACGATTTAACTCTATCTTGTATAATGAAATGGCAAGACAATATGCTTCGGTGCGAAGTAAGAAAGTTAAAGATAGTAAATTTTCTATCAATCCAGAAGCTACATTTCAAAGGATTATCCAAGATCAGGCGGTTACTTTAGTTAGTGAGATTAATCCTATTCAAGATATTAAAGATACTACTTCATTTACTTATACCGGTATGGGTGGTCGAACTGCAGAATCTTTTGTAGTTGAAGATAGAAAATATCCCGACGATGGTGTAGGTATTATATCAGAATCTACTCCCGATGGTGGGAAAGTATCTATTGTAGCATATACTACTATGGATCCTTCACTTAACGATATTCGAGGGATGTATAATGTAGATAAAGATAAACATACACCCACCGAACTGTTAAGTGTATCTGGATGTCTAATGCCTGGCGTAACTAATGATGATTAACAATTGTATTAACATCTCTCTTTGTTTTTAAGTATATATTATCAAAGTAGGAGGATAATATAATTTAATTAAAGGAGAGTCGTATGAAAAACCAAATAAACCATCAGCCTAAGAAGTATTGTGAGAATTCCAACTTCTACGAAATCCCCGGCTTTAGTAAATATGTAGTAAGTTGTAACGGACAAGTAATCAATAAACGAACACAACGAATCTGTAAACCTACTCGTAATTATCGTGGATATGCTAATATGTGTATGGTTAAAGATGGTGAGAAGACTTTTTCTAATGTTCCTCGTCATCGTGTAGTTGCACTAGCATTGATTCCGACAGCTATTGATCCAGATGATCTTTGTGTTAATCACAGAAATAATACACCTGGAGACGATTTTGCTGATCCTGAGCATTTGGATGATTGGAGTAAAACTAACCTTGAATGGTGTACGCAACAAGAGAATGTTATACATTCATTTGCTCATGGTAATCGTGACAATAAACCGATCTATGTATCAGTTAGAGACGTTGATACTGGTGAAGTTATTGTATATCCATCTGCTGGAGAATGTGCTAGAAGCTTAAATCTTACTATCGATAATATATTTTATCGATGTCGTAAAGATCCTGAACGAGTCTTTCCTGAACGAAAACAGTATCGTGAAGGAATATCAGATCTCCCATGGAGAATCCCTACAAATGTTGAAGAAGAAATTGTAGCATATGGACATATACGACATACACTAATCCGTGATGCTATATCTGGTAAAGTAGAAGAATTTAAAACTTCTACGGAAGCTGCACGAGCTTTAAAGATTAGTCGATCTACTATGTGTAGTTATTTAAAACTACCAGGCCAGCCAGTATTGCCTAAGTATGTACAGGTCAAATATGCTGATGATGGATTGTCATGGAGAGAAGTCGAAGATCCATATCTAGATTACAATTTACATTCTAGCCATAAGGTAATTCAAGTCGTTGATACCATAAATGATGAAGTTTCATATTATCCATCACTTATTAGTTGCGCTCGAGCTGTCGGGGTTAAGAAATCAGCTTTACGATGGAGATTAGATACAAAAGGTCAGCATGTTTACAAAGATGGTTGTAAATATGGCTATTACCCATACGAGTATTAAAGATGTTAGTACAATCATGGTCCCACTAGATAGAAATGTCTGGATGGAATTCTCTCTAATTGCTGGAACTCCCTAAAGCTGTCTCACCAAAACGGAGTGTGAAAACATATACGGTACGGTTTAAAAACGAGACGGATACGTGGGTAACCGTGGATACTAAGTATCCCTTTAGCAGCGAAGCCTCTAAGTCTTACATAGATATGAGGAACGTTCAACGATCAAGACTTTATCAGTCTGTACCTATTAAGTGATAGGGAAACGGGAGACACCTTAACTCAGTATGAGAAAGGTGAAGATATGATCTCGACATCTAGGGAAAGCCTAGAGTTGCAAGTAATGTTGCAAGCTCGAATGTAACGAATTCGAGTGAAGATATCGCCTAAGCGCTCAGTATTTGCATCAAATCAGTTATCACATCACGTACCGTGTGAAAATAGTGAAGTTGGTAGAATCTGTACAGGATATGAAAAAATTATTGGTTATCATACATCTGATAAATTTGTCCATGATGCTAAAGAAGATGGGACTATTGTCGAAGTCAAGGATGGTATAGCTAAAATAAAGTATAAATCAGGAAAGATAGAAGTTATTGAATTCGGAAAAATTCAAGCTATTGTAGATAGTTCTTATATTAATCAAAATGTAGCATTGAATTGTAAGTTAGGAGATAAAGTAAAGAGGGGTGATATCTTAGCTTATAATACCGGGTTCTTTTCTCCCAATCAAGATAATCCAAAATATGTAGATTGGAAGCATGGAGTCTATACTAATATAGCTCTTATGGAAACTGACGATACTATGGAAGATAGTAGTACTATATCTAAACGGTTGGGGAAACAATTGACTTCTACCCCATCATATTTAAGAACTATATCTATTACTAACGAAACTGTATTACATGAAATAGTTAATCTAAATGATTATGTTGAAGTGACTGATTATTTATGTACTTTTGAAGATCAAGATATCGCCGATTTGAGTATTATGAATAGTGGCGATGAAGAAAGTAAACAAATGATTGGAGATTTCAATAAGAAAACTCCTCGAGCTAAACATGCTGGATATATTGTTCATATGGATGTATTGTATTCGTGTGATATATCAACTATGACTCCTTCATTAGCTAAATTTGTTAATAAGATCGTTGCTAAGAAAAATAAGAAAAGTAATTTTGCTAAAGATGCTGAAAATGGGATAGATTATCCTAAATCTAATAAAGTTGCTATAGGTACTAAATTTAAAAATATTGAATTTGGTGCAGATACTGTAGTTATTATGATTTACATATCCAAAGATATGCCTTGTGGAGTTGGAGATAAGATTGTATTTGATAGTAGTCTCAAAAGTGTTATTGGTAAAGTTATGCCCAAACCTATCATATCAGATAACGGTATTGAGATTGATGCGTTATTTGGAAGTATGTCTATCTCTAATCGTATTGTACTATCTCCATTACGACAAGGTCTTATTGAAAGGATTTTTGAAAAAGTAGAAACTGATATAGTAGATATGTACTTTAAGTAATATACATAAGAGGATAGAGGGTATGCCCTCTATCCTCTTATAAATTTATATGAAATACTAATATGTTATAAATCAATTTATAAATCTTTAGGAGAATAACGTAATGGTGTCTACAACTAAATCTCTCGAAACGATTGAAGCTGAAGATCTTAATGAATTTTTAAAAGTATTTAAAAAACGTTATGTCAATGAGAACAATATATTTATAGATTATATAGTTACCAACAAAGATACTTATACTAATGACAACTCTGCAATTTCAGATACTATTATCGTATGTTATATTCGTAATATCGAATTAGAAATACCAATCATTAAAGAAATGACATTTACTCAACATAGAGTAATTTCTAATGATGGTTGTATTATTCCAAATTATTTCATTCGTACAAATATAAACAATTATATTAATGGAAAACTTAATATAGTTGAAGTTTCTGAAGCTGATAGAGAAATATCGAAATGTTTTCCGATGATGATACAAAGTCTTTTAAATGAATTTACTAGTTATCTGATTACAAAAAATATACATCCTTCTGAAGCGTATAGTACTATAACGTCGTCTCCAGTCACCAATACTTGTATGTATCTATCTCCAGATATTGATAAGAAAGATATCACGATTTGTTGGGGAAGTGTAAACCTTGTAGTAATCCACGACAAATATCAATTTACTTACTCGTGCAGAATACCTTACATTAAAGAACTTAAAGAGTATAAAAAGACTATAGTGAAATTGTGTGAAGTGATGCAGAATATTGAAAAATATATAAGTATACGAGCTCTATTAGAAAAAGTATATTGTCATCGTAACAATCCAGAATATTGGCATACGTTTGTTGATGTATATCCTGTACATGATAATAACCATAAAGAAATTGGACAATTTAGTATCAGAATAAATGTAGCGGATAATTAAAAATTATATACTATTATTATATAAGGGGCATTGGCCGAAAATTTAAACATCCTCGACATCAATTTTGTTTAGATTTTTGTCAAATGATACGCTAATAAAAAATAAAAACCTCCATGCCGATAGCGTTCTCCCAATCCCCCGTATCTTTGTGCCCGGAGAGAGGTCCTATGTAGGACCTCTCTCCAAATATATCTGGTATCTTTATAAATTGTTTTATAATGTTATAATACTTATTATTGTTAAAATATAAAATATGGAGATAATTTATTATGTATATTCTTGATCCATTTCCTAATGATAGTAATGAATTGTGTGATATAGATTATTCGACATATATACAAGAAGAATTGGAATTAAATGAAGCTATAGAAGATTTAAATATACATATGTCTGATATCTCTAATTATACAGAACTTATAACAAAACGATATATGGTATTGGAACGTGCTGCTACTGAAGGAATAAATAGATCCATCATTGACTACTTAGACGATGATGAATTAATCGCACAAGTACCAGCATTCCAGAACCTAGGTAGAGATTATACTGTTATCAATATACCTGGGGAAGAAAGACTTAATATAGTTAGAGATTGGGTAAAAACTATTATTCGTAAAATTTCAGAAACTGCAGTTAAGATTAATACCGTAATTGTCAAACTTAATAACCTGACAAGTAAATTGAAATATATCATTAAAACTATGAGTTCAAAGATACGAAATATGAAAGTAAGTTCTTCTAAAATTAAAGAAGTACAAATGACTAATTTTACATCTAAAGGGTTTGATATGTACGATAAGGCTGTAAATGATATTAAAAAATTAATAAATAAATCCAATTTAGATCCTAAAGCTATCATTAAAGAATTGCGATCCCAATTGGATATTAAAGAGTTGGATAAAAGTAAATTTAGAAATTTACTTAATGACAAGTTAGCCAAATATACTAAAGAGTTAAATCTCTTAGGATTCCAACTCAATTCTTCAACTCAAAATATAGAAAATGTAATTCCCGCTTATAAAAAAGCTATTGTTAAAGATAGTTTAGATAAATTAGGATGGGACAAAACAAATAGTGTCAAATCGTTAGATTCAACGTATTCACAATTAGATAACATTAAAGAACCTTTAGAATTGGGTGATGCTTGTAAAGATGCTATGCATAAATTAACTTCAATATTAGATGAAGTTATTAAGAACAAGCAGGAAACTGATACTTGGGTCAAACAAATAACCTACGAAGGACAAACAACTCTGACTAATATGAACAAGATCATTTTTTCATATGTAGCCAAAATTAAATTGCAATCTAGTATGGCAATCCTTTTAGGTCGAACTATGTTACAATGTAAACTTGGAGCATAACATACTGAAGATACTACCTACTCCCTCCATAGGGAGTAGGTAGTATCTATATCTATTCAGATTGTATAAATGATATAGTTATAGCTTTCTTCAGTGACAGAGAATTGCTGTCATATTCTAAAACTCTCCTAATTGACGGTCTAACACTCTTATCGGCGACAATAAGTGTCTGAAGATTAATATCATCATTTATTCCACCAATATCTATAGTATCTACATAACCTGACAAATCAGCCATAATTAACTCACTAATCTTAGTCATAGAAATAATTTTTTCAGCTAATATTTTTTCTATATTAGATTCTGTTACTTGAGTAATTAAATTAAGAATTTGTGGATCAGTATATACATACGCAGGTACATAAAACTTAATATCAAAACTTAGATCAAGTGGCATGGTTACTATCCTACCATTGCCCATATTAAACTTACCAACTCCTAGAGTTTGATATGGCTTAAAATACAGATCTGTACGTTCTAATAATTGGGTACTGGATGTAGAAATTTCATCTAAATAAGAATTAATTGCTCCAACCAATTCCGATCTATAACTATCAGCATTCTTAGTATCAGCTTTAAATGGTTTATAGTCGAATTGTATATTGTCGATATAATATTCTATCGTTCGTGTATCGGATACGATTGGATTACCATCTACACTACGCATGATATCACCAACATGATGTTTTATCATAGGAAGAGTATTTTCATCATAGACGATATCTCCTGCTGCATGTAAACGATTCAATACTACTTGATCATTTTCATCTACATGATAAACTAAAGCTCCACCAACATCGGTCTCATATACATCTTCTGAATATGTATAGTATTCAACATCTTCATAAGTTACATAACTCTGAGATGTCCAATTGATATCCACATTATTCAGAATAGTATCTGACAAATTACGACCGAAAACACAAGTCATCTTTTGTTTAGATGAACATATACAATCTGAATATTTATTTGTTGGAAGATTAGTATACATAGTATCTACTTGTCGCGCAGTTGGAAAATAGTTTTGTCTAACTAATGTAGTTAGATATATGTCAGATTCCAATTCTACATAGTGAGTTTGAACTACACCCTGAGTAGTTTCTAAATTAGTAATACTTAACCTATTCTGTTCACTAACGTGATAGTTAGTTTGGATAGAAAGCTTATATATACTTGTACCATTACTGTCGCCAACGTACGTACACCTACCTCCAATATACGTACCCGTCCCCGTTTTGATTTGTACATAAATAACTACATCATCTTCAGGAATTGCAACAAGATCTTTAGATTTATCTATACCTAACCTTAATTCATATCCGCCAGTAGTATTATCCAAATGTATCAATTTAGCAGCAACTGCTACTAGTTGTGCACTTAGTGTAGGATTATCTTCAATAAATGTAAGATTGTAAGTATCCGGAGTCATATCAAAACTTTCAGCTCGAGGATATCGTTCGTCTGTAATCAATCTTATATGAAAAGGATTCTGCGTATAAGTCTGCTCATTAAGAGCTTCAGCTAGATCTTTTTTAGATTTAGATAATAGTGCCGATTTCTCTGAATCAGTTAATGGTATACATATATTTCCATTAGAATTATATTTGTATAGGGTTGTTGGTAAAATAGTAATCGATCCATCAATATTCTTATTGATAGTTGATACATCTAAAATTCCATTATCTGAAATTTTTACATATGTATTAGTGACCGAGATTAAAGTGTTGTCACTATCTTTAATTGGAACATATCCAAAATATATCCTTTCTGTTAAGTTATCTTTATATTTTACAATTTCTATATTCTTCTTAGCGAAATGATTTTCTAACTCGATCGGTGTAACTAATACACTTTCGTGTAAAGTATCGTCAATTATGTATTGTCGCAACTGTTCATAAGTATACCCATTAGATCCACCAATCAGTTTGTTGGTAACTGGTTGTAAAAGTATAGTAGGTATACTATTTAAAATTTCAGAATATTCTGTAGTATTTTTATTAGTCAATGCAAAATTAGCATTTTTGGCAGAATCTGCAATTTCAGAAATATCAACATCTAGATATCCTTTAGTTGTATATAACTCAATTTCTAATTTATTACCCATCATTCCATTTGAGAAATATACTTGAGGAATAGATATTTTAACTTCATCAGTCTCTTCTAAAATTGACAATTTAGCTGTCGGTTTAAATGGGTCATATATAGTATCTGATAAAGTATATCCAAGCTCAATATGTTCTCCATCTTTTATTGTCCAAATTCTAGAAGCATAAAATTTATCATGATATCCATACTTTTTCACAAATCCCAAAGCTGGGGTAATATCTTCTAAGATAGTTGATTTGCTAAATTGGTATACTGGAACTGTAATAGATAAAATAGATAAACTTTTGTATGTATATTCTTTTTTAGTAATAGTATTATCTTTGAGAGAATATAACGGATTAATGGTAGAAGTATCGTAAATAACAGTAATACTATCAGTACTTCTGCTTATCTGTATCTCAATAGGATAATATAAACCGAATTGGTATTTACCAATAGTAAATACTGTATCTTTAGGGATAATAACTTTGTTATAGTTATTATTAAATTGTTTTGCATGTTTAATGAGATATACCCTATCAAGCATAATCTGTAATGACAAATCTGCAGGTAAACTATACACACCAACATAGTCATAATCAGACATATGTTTATAGAGATCTTCTGAGGTTTGAGCTCTCTTAGGATATACTGGAGCTAGAGAATTTTCTACTCGCAAAATACTATCTGCAGTCATAGTAGAAGTAGCTTCAAGTAAGAAGTTAAAAGTATTATTTGGATCAGCGATAATAGCTTCACCATTCAATCGATTTTGGTGTTCTTCTAATACTTTACTTTGTATTAGATTAGGATTTCGGTATAACATCAACCCCAATTCGTTATTGTCCAACATATATCAAATCTCCTTTTATATCACAAATTTACCTATCGACCATATGTAGAATATTCTTTATTGTCATGAATATCTGTCAAAGCAACATCTGGAATTGGTTCTGCTATAACTTCTTCTGGATCTTTGAGTTTATTCTCTAACGTTTTCATAAGGCTATCGAGAGGATCTTTTATTTCATCTTCTGTAGCTCTAAATATAATTTCATTCTTACCACCACCTATATCTATATAAGGTAAGCCTTTATAATTGTAATATGCATCTATAGGTACAGTTTTCATTAATGATGTATCTATTGCCGAATACGACCTTTTCATAACCATATTAAATTCTTGAAGAATAATAGGATCCATGTATTCTATCTTATTTGCACTAAACGGAATAGAATATGATGCTGTAGAGGAAATAAAAGATTCATGTTCATTAATATTAAAAGCAGGACCTAATGGTACTGACTTAGGAAAGCATCCTGTAGCTTTTGCCCATTTAGTAATATAACGCTTACTTGGATCTAAAACAAAACGATAAATAGAACAAGTATAACACAATCTTCTAAATTCAATATCTTCTGTATAAGGCACTACTGTACCTTTAGTTACTAAATCAATAAATTTTATCCAAATGTAAAGTAATGCTAAAATAAATCCACCTTGGATATCTCTAAATGTTAAAGATAGATCATATGATCCAGATAATCTATCACTCCCTTTAGCGAATGTCAAATTTTCACTATGGTAACCACCTTCAGTAGTTTCTGTATCGATTACATAATCCGGCCAACCACTCATCCCAATGAGACAGTTAGTCAGTGGCGTTATGAATGGAGATCTGTTATCTAAAAAAGCTCCTTTATTCTGATTCATTAAATTTTTAATATCTGGGCGATTTGCATATTTCCTATCTAATAAACATCTAATAGTAAATGCAAGCGAATCGACTTTATTAGTATCGAGACTCATAGTAACTCGATCTTGTCTAATCGATGTCGTTGTTAAATTTAATTTTGGTCTAGTAATAAATGTTAATCCTGTCATTTCTGAGTTAGCAGGAAGTATATTACTATGATATCTATCTATACCTCGTAGTAAAGCTTGATATTGTCCATAGAAGCTACCCATAGCAGAACCACGAAAGATAGATTCATTAACAGCATGATATAGTTGCTCAATATCACCTAAAGTAAGATTTTTATTTTTATTACTTTCACCATCGTTGGTCATATTAATTTCCTCCACAATAAATTAAACTTATATATAAGATGATGTGAGCTATACATTTTATAATGTATGTAATAAATTAAGTAAAATTCTACATTTGGAACAAAACCAATTATTAACATTTATCATTTGGAGATGCTATATGGCTGAAGAAACTACACTCGGTACTATCATTGATATATTTCGAAAGTATGAAGATACTAAATCTATCAGTTTATCTCAGTATACAAAAAGATGTACGATTAATAGTAGATCGTATATCCAGGCTGATATTGCAGAAGAACCTATCGTCACCGACATTCTAAAAAATATTCAAAATATTTATGTAGGTTGGATTTTGACAGCGTTGCAGATGGATACCTATGTCAGTGATGGTAGAAAAGTAAGAGATCTTTTGGAAGTAGTTGGTACAGAATCATTTACCCCAAACGATCCCATCATTGGATTAGAAGATTTTGGAATGCCTAATAGTTGGAAAAGGTCAAAATCAGAAGAACGTAAAAGTTCTACCAAACAAAACACTATTGAATTGCGAGATGTAAAATTACCTTCAGGTAGAATTATTAAAGTAACCTTCGATAATGACAAAGGTGTAAAATTGGATGTTGATTTGTTGTTACAGATGTTCCCTCGCATTCTTCCGAATAATGTATGCGAACAAATGCTTGCGCTCAATTTTACTCCAGAATTATCTAAGAGATGGTTACAATATAAAGCAGGAGAATTGCATTTTTGGAAAGATTTTGTATTTCAATTAGATCTTCTGAAGAAGAGACAGAAAGCTTTAAAGTCAGATAGGTCTGGGGATTTAAGAAGTATGTTAGACCATCAGAAGTCTGCTCTCTCTAGACAATTGTTAAAGTTATTTCAAGTGTATCCAAATATGCAAAATATCGCTAATTCAGTTTTAGTTTTAGATAAAGCTTCTATGAGTAGATACTGTTCTACTAACCACATCGATTTCAAAAAATATGCTACACGGCAGAAATTTTTCAACAAATCTTATTCTGTCATTTTAGCTACAATTGATCCTATGTATAATCGTGTAGAGATGTATATTAATGGGATTGATGCTAAATGTGAATACACTTACAAACAGATGCAAGATGGTGGAAAGTCTGATAAGGTAGCATTGTCTGATCTCATGTCATCTATGAATCAAGGTCAAGGTCCTAGATTCTAAATCATTAATCTTTAGATATGGGAGTATGTATCTACTATGAACTTCTTAAAAGCTTTAGGTGTTGTAGTTGTAAATAGTGTAAAAAATTCAGCTAAGATGAAAAGTCTTAGCAAATCAGATGTTATAGATATCTTAGAATTGAATATAGAAAGTCATACTATCATGAAAGCAGCCATCAAGGATCTCACTCCCACACAATGGCGAGATATCTTTGATAGGTATACTAACAAAGTTGAAATGTATAATAAACTACCTTCAAAGAAAGTTATCTCAGAACTCCCTAAAGGTCTTCGTGATGCCGCCAGAAAAGCTGATGACGAAAAGCCCTTTAGTGCCTATTACAAAACTAACGATTTATTTATCAGTATACAAAAAGATATATTGAAACATATCGATACTATTATGGAACAAAAAGAAGCTAACATCTTTAATGTTCGCATATCGTTTGTTGCTCTATTGGGTATCCTTAGACAAAGTGAATTATATGGAACTTACCTTTCTTACCTTTTTGATCAATTAATGACTGTTGCTGGAAATAATAAAGTTATTGATATTCCAGGATATCGTCCTAAGTATCTAATTGATCATTATAAAGAATTTATTGAAATTACTAATCTTATCTGCAATAAGAAAGGTAGGTATTCTTTCTTGACCGAAATAGAAAATATGAAAAGAAAGAATGCTAATCTTGTTCTATATTCTAATGGCCAACCTGCTTCTGTATTTGCAAAAGCGACAGATTATACGAAATCTACGGTATCGTATATCGTACATGGATTATATGCACTCAATATATTTCTATGGATTGGTGAATCTATTGAGGATTACAAACATAGTCGATATCTCAAGAATCAAAATCTTAAACAATGGATGGAGAGTCATGTTGCTAATTTAAGATTAGAATTAGCAAACATAGATCCGGATAGTAAGGAAGCGGTTCGTTTGCAAAAAATTATACAAGCATATGATGCCAAGATTGCCGAATATGATAGGAAAATAAATGAATATCTGGAATCGGATTGACATCAGTGATATAGAGGATACTCCTATGGAGAAAGATCGAGAATATCTAGATGTAAACTATGAAATTGCATCCAATAAAGTATACCTATTTGTAACTTCAGCTTTAGATCTATTATCATCTACTTCAGGTGTAATGTCTCCAGGTATTGTTAAATTGCATTCTATCTTTACCGGAAATATTGATACTATCGGTGATCAATATGCTAAGAAATGTTTTTATTGTTACCCTGCTGTATATGCAGAATTTTATAAGACTAGAGTAAAAACATTTCTTTTAGATATATTTAAAATTTTAGCCAATAGTCGCTATGGAAAATATGGAACTAATAATGAAGATTTAATAATGTCTATACCTATCACTTACGATCTTAGAAGATTAATTACTAAGTCGTTTAATTCTATTTCTGAAAATACTATCGATACAAATGCCCTTAACATTGCGAATTTGTCATTAGAGAGTTATGTTCGTGACGATAAATATAGGTCGGGAAAATATTATTATACTGATATCGATATAGCATTTGATCGGGTATATAACTGCCTTAAGTATAGAACTTTAAATATTGATGAAAGTATTATATTGTTACGACTACTCAATAATTTAGTATATGGGATAAGTCATATTCTCCAAAACGAATTAGTAGCTATTCAAAATGATGTAGCGAATATTGAAAATCGTCATATACTATTTAATTCTATCTCAAGTTGTACAGATGAAACTATCATAGCTGCAGGTATCCATAACAGTTATCTTCTCCCTTATTGTGTAGATGAAGAAGTGACCGCATATTCTTCTAAAGGTAAGTTATATATCACTAACTTATTCTATATATCTAGAAATCGACAATTCCTTAATCGAAATAAACCTAAATATTATAAAGGGAGATCTGAATATGGATCTATACAAAATGCACCGAGACATAACAGATATCGTTGATATTTTTGAAAAAGTAAAATATAAACATATTTTGTATGTAAATACTATAAATAGTGCTAACCACTTACATAAACTAAAAGAGGTAGTAGATGCTTATGGTATATCTAAGTCCTTAGTACATCTCATCAACCAAACTGAAAATACTAAACTGGCAATGGAGGAATTGAATATATCATTAGATCCAGATTTAGTAGATTATCACTTTTCTAGAAATAATGATATAAGTAATATGATTTGTACAGAAATTGATAAACATGTATCAACTCCCTTAGATCTTAAGCGAGAAGGTCATGTGGACATGACACAAGATGTAGAAGTATTAGTTACTAAAGTCAATACAATAATGAAAGATATGACAAATATTTTATCTCATCTAAAAGAGGAATTGAGCAACTCTTCGAAAGAAGGGATTCCTTCAAAGATGAATAAGTGTCTTTTAGAATCTTATCCAAATCCTGACGCCTCAAATCGTTCTATCATCTATCCTGATACTGCACAGACCATGGATACTTGTGGACACGATAAGCATTCTGTTTTAGTTACCTTAGATGGTGCAATTGATTTTTGTAAATCTATAATTGTACCTAAAATATCTCTTTCCGAGAAGATGGAAGAGACTGAAGAAATCATTAACCAGTATAAATGTACATTTTATAACATTTGTACTTATGCATCGCAAGCTATGGCACTGGGAAGAAAATACATTAATTGTTGCTAATTGATCTTATTTGATTGGTAATAATATGTATCTGTACCTAACACACAATAAACATAAATCCTAAGTTATCAAGGAGAAATCAATGTCTAATTTTGCCGGTTTGGAAGCTCTGAATAAAAGAATGGAAGAAGATGGTTCAGTTTTGGCTGGCGGTGATGTATCGGAAATCGCTGAACTTATCTCTTGCGATTTTGAAGCTACTCTCGCTATGGAAGATCTGGATCAGATCATGCAGGCTCAGGAAGAGTATGAGAAAAGTTATTCCGCCGTTGAACGTCTGCACGACATCATTGATCGTGATGGTATTTCTCGTGGTCTGATGGAATTCGCTGATCCGGCTCGAGAGCTGGAAGCTATTCCCGGATTTCCGGCGATGGAATCTTTGGATATGGTACCTGTCAAGGATAGCAACGCTATTGCTGCTATGGAAGGTTTCGAGGATACCATGAAGAAGTGGGGAGAAAACATCAAGAAGTTTTTCAAGATGATCTGGGAACAGATCCAGAAAGTATTTGGTGCCGTGGTACAGCTGTTCTCCAAGTACGAGACGACTCTGAAGAAGGTGGCCGAAAAGCTGAAGGACGTTTCTTCTCTTGACGATGAAAAGATCAAGAAAGAAGTCAAGTGCCTTGAGATGAAAACGATGGATGATCTGAAGGACACTATCAGTGCTGCTACTATCTGGAAGGGTCTTGAATTCTTCCTGAAGGATGATCAGCTTACCATTCTGGGTCTCAAGAAAGAAGAGAAGGATGTCGACGGTAAAAAGGTTGTTACCTTTATGACCAAGGATATCGATCGGAAGCCCAAGGCTCAGTCCATCAAAGATCACGGGTTTGACGCAAAGTGGTGTTCAGGTAGTGTTGCTAAAGCTATCGAATTTTGTGGAAAGATGCGTGAATCCAAATATATCCTGAAAGCCTGTCAGGACGAACAGAAGGCTGCTGAAGCTAAGCTGAAGTCTTTGGAAAAGGCTACGGAGAAGGATGACAAGGCCAAGAAGGAAGTTGAAGCTGGTGTAAAGATGCAGAAGGCTCGGGTTCTGATTTACAGTCGCATCAACAAGTGTACCAAAGAATATATCAGTAACGTCATCACCGCGTCGAATGCAGTTATCGGTGCAAAGAAGTAACCATCGAATGTACTACTATATAGAACGGACACAGCGCTTGTCGCTGTGTCCGTTCTATATGCATTTGAATATTATTTAGATATATATTATTAATTTGAATTATAATTTAAATAACTTTTATCACTATAAGGAGAGTGTATTATGACAACATGCGCAATTAATAAGATGAAAGAAGAGATGGTAAGGGGATTCGTCAAGGATTTAGTTGGACGAGAAAGAAGTATTGACCCTCGTAAGATAGAAGGGTTGATACAAAACTTATTGCTATTACCTGCAGCACCAGCATCAGAAATGATAGGAGCGATCACATCCACGATCGCTCCCCTGATGATGGATGATTATGATATATCAAAAATTCACACGCTTGCCGAAACCCTGACGAGGCTTCAAAACTCGCCAAATTCAGATTTGTATCCGGATAGCGTGATCGAGGAGGCCCCCAAGAATCTTATTTATATCATCGATAAGTTTCTTGGGGAGATCTTCCCCAAAGAAACCCTCGATAATCTTCTGGAAATCGTCCATTCTCCGGGAGAAACTCTCCCCGAGCTGAAAGCGAAGTTAAGGAAGTTGAATCTTAACTTCGAAAAGGCTTTGAAAGAATCCCCACTAGTAGAAAAGTGGGGAAATCTTTTCCCGGAAGAAGTCAACTCGATGATGGAACTCCTAACTCCGACTCCGACTCCGACTCCTACGATTATCGACTTTGATAGTCGTAGAAACGACGACGGTATCTGTGTAGTTACAGATATTATTGAAGTTGAAAAGTTGGTTGGTGGGGCTAGGGGTGATATCATCAAAGTCATCGAATCCAACCGAGGATTGGGAGTAGACGATCCCACGCTTCTTCCGGTATACCTCATCGTGACGGACAAGATGCCAGAAGGTGATGCTATTTTGGCAGATCCTGATTTTAAACTAACTAAGAAAGCTGCACTTGCAGCTCTCAAGAAAAAAGGTATGTAAACTATAAGAGGGGGGTACTGTTAGTCAAGTACCCCCCCTCTTATATCTTTATTTTTTTATTTTTTATATACTAAGGAAATACATCATATATAACAAGGAGATAATAATTATGACATATTCATTTAAAACTGCAATAAATGGGTTATCGTATGTAGATGGGCAGGAAGCTATAAATTTCCAAAGAAATAGTAAACTAAGTCAAGGTTTAATTGACATATTTAATGAAGTTTTCAATTATATTAAAGAGTATGATAAAAATAGAACTATTACAAATAAGAATATAGAACAAAGATATATTGATATTGTAAAGTACTTCAAAAAGACTACTATCCCACAATTAAAATCACATATCAAAAAAGAAACTAATATAACTATCAAACAGATAATTACTATAGCTCCAGAAAATGCTCAAGGTCTATTCGCTATCGACTTGAGTCTGGACGATATAGAAAGTGTTATAACTGCTAAAGATACACTGACTGGAGAAAAGTCATATAAAAATATAAAAGGTACTAATTCTTTAGATGAGTTATTATCTGTAGCAGAAGATTTTGATCCAGTCAATAGTAAATTATCTACAGGAAAAATATCCAAAGAAAGGGAAGTATTTGCTACTATCTATTTTGATGTTGGATCAGCTTTTCTCATACACGAATTAGCCCCTAATGTCGAATCTTTAAATTCTGAAGAAATCACCGCTATCATGATGCACGAAATTGGGCACATGATGAGTTTTATAGAAAATATAAATAACATGACATATCTAGGTCAGTATGTCACCAGTAGTGTAAATAATTTATCAAAATCTAAAGATTTAGTACCTCAATTTATAAAAAATTATAAAGTACTTAAAGTCAAGATAGATGAATTGAGAAAATCTAAAACTATTTCTAATGCAGTTGGTAATTTGTTAGATAAAGTTTTAGATGTAGTATATTACTTTGATAAAGAAAATAAAACTAGATTTCTTGGAAATGCTATAAAACTTTTAATTGGTTCTACAATTAAGATACTTATATTAGTTATTTTATTTGCAGTCAAACGAGCTGCATTCATCAAACTGGTAGTATTTATGTATGCTCAAATTTTTACATATCATCTAGCCTCAAGTTATATTGTCACTAAAGGTTTAAAACAAACATCTAAAACTGGTGATGATACATTTACATCTAGGAATAAATACTACTTCGAACGTATTGCAGACGAGTTTGTATCTAGACACGGAATGGGTAGTTACTTAGCTACCGGATTACAAAAGATTATCAGTTTTATGGATACGTTACAAGCTACTTCTGGAGTAACTACTTCTCCGGAATTATCTACCAATAAGTTAGTAAAGTATTATTTAATATCTATGACATTTGTTAATAATGCTAGCGCATTAGACACTGAAATATCTTGTTCGGGATATGAGGTAGAAATTAATCGAATTAGTAGACTATTAGAAAACAATATGGCAGCATTTAAAAATCGAAATTTATCTAACGATGTCAAAGATCGATACATCAAAGATACAGAACAACTGATGGTAGCATTGAAAGCTAGTAATAAAGTAGATAAAACTATCGGTAAAGTAATTTCCGATTATCTATTAATGATTAGAACTGGTGACATCTTGTATGAAACTTTACGGACAGGTAGACTTAGTAAAGATATGGAAAAGTTGTTGAATAAGATGGATAGATTGATGAACAATAAGTTATATTACTATTCAGCTAAACTTGGACAACTATCTCGACATTGATAAACTATATATAGGAGTAGGGCAATATGCCCTACTCCTATATATCATTAAGAATTTGTCATTTACATTTCAATTACTACCAAACCTCTAGATCTCAACGATTCAACTGTATCATCAAAAAGTGTATCATCGATATTAAAAATTTTAATAATTCTAGAAGCTGATTCATTAAGAATAGTAAGAGAACCTTCTTCAATCCAATCGATTGCAAATACTCTTACTTTCTGAGTAGTTTGCAACGATACCATAATGTCATTATCGAGTTCGATAAGTAGATAGGTTAGAGATTCCAAAGGACCAATAGATGCATCACTCTTCAAAACAGTCGAATGATAACTAATAAGATCACCATACGATTTAGCTGTATTGTAGTTGCAGATAGATGTTACTTTTCCCTTATACAAAATATTATCATATGCGTGTTTAGTACGAAATGTAATAGTATCATTCAATTGAGGAGTAGTGATATTGTTTGTCATTATAATTATCCTCGTTACTGCTCTTCATTTTTTGTATATGCAGAACCTGGCACAATTACCTTACTCGTATTTAAAATCTTCGGTAACACTTCAACTATTCTAGAAAACAATTCATGATACAATTTATAAGGTTGAATAATACCAGATCTACTAAGAAAATCGATATCTTTAATTTCACGAATATCCATATCGTAATACTGGTATTTATTCAATTCAGTATCTTTACTCATACTATTAAAAGGTAATTTCGAACTATCGTCACCATAAATAATACTCAACAAACTAATAACGGATTTCTTGAGTATTGGATAATCAATAGCTTCCGCTACTATAGCAAGTTTATTATTTCCATCGATCACAAAACCATGTTCAAGTGTAGAAGTGATAGCTCCTAAGGTATCTTCAACTACAGTATTGTTAGCATGATTATCCATAGTTTTACCACTAACAACTAGAGTAGGTACTGTAGGATTTAACATATTTTTATAGATACGAATATATTCTTCCAATTCACTTACTCGTAAATGGTGACTATGTTGAGCTCTATCAATTAATTCCTTTAAATCTCTACACGTTTCTGTATACAACGAATTCATATCGTTCAAATAAAATTCATGAACTTTTGTTTCTGTATTTATTAGAGTGTCTACGTTATTGACTGTAAGGTATAATTTATTTCCCTTAAAATGAATTAATAGATCACTAACAATCCAATCTTCTACTTTAAAAGAAGTTGTTGTTGTATAACTATCTAAAGATGCTGCCAATGCCCTCAGTTCAGGATATGTATGATTCTTCAATTTGTCATTGTAAAGAAACATGTAAACGCCAGGGCATTTATTTATAGCAGTAATAATATCTGGAGAAGCAGAAGAAGCTAATATAACTAAATCATCATCAAGATCTTCACGATCTTTCAAATAATTAAGTAACATATCAGTTTCTGCATAACCGATAGCTAAATGATTATCGGCTATAATTAATTTTGTAACATTTTTATATTCAGTTCCTAATCCAAAATTTAGTGGCTTATTTACACCCAGAAAGGCTTCAATTTCAAAATGGTGTTTAGGATAATCTACCCTATAAGCATAATCCGTCTCTACGGGATCTCGTCTATATGTAAATAGTGAATACAACTCTTTAGGTGTATTCTTAAAGATCTCATACATAGCTTTAGAGAGTTCAATATCTCCTTTACTAGAAACCATAGATTGCATATATGCAATAATAGCTCGCAATTCATTCTCTTCTATATCAGTACAAAAAGTACAAATATCAGAAACTTCTATTTTGTATTTATTGAAGGTACAAAGAATGGTATCAAATCTTTGCTTTAACTCCTTCCCCAGTTCAGAAAGTGATTTATCATCTTTCCTTTTATTCTTCTGGGTCAACGCATATTTGAGAAGATGAGAAGCTAACAACATACTCGAAGTAGTTCCGTCGTGGGCTATACTATCTACTCTAGTTCCAATGTATGTAATCAATTCTTTAATGTAAGTCTGGATAGGGCTTACAAATTCAACATTATTTAAAATATGAATACCATCTTTAGTGAATACATTAGCGTTATCGTGACCCAACCCTTGTTCAACAACAACTAATGCATCAGTAGAAGATGGACCACAATGTTCAGATAATACAGTAATAATTTCATCTAATGTTACTAAAAAGATATTACGTAAATTCTCTCCACTCACGTAATTCGTAATACCTTCGTTAGAATTTAAAAGTACTCGAGTGTTGGTCATTATTCATTTCCTCACGCTTAGCCTTTTGTTTTTGTAATTCAATTGCCCGTTCTTTTAGTCGTTTATACTCTTCAACTTTTAACCGTAATAGTTCGTACACGCCATATGAAGTATCCATCAGTTCGTAAAATGTTAATCCAAATAGTTCTGACCATTCTGGAGTAGTCATCATATCGTCAGCTATTTGGTCAACTATAGATATTTCATCAGCATATGTAGATTCGTCATATTCAATATTACCTAAGACTGTACGATCCGAATATGGTTTATATGTCGAATTAAATGATTCGTTGAAAGTTAGTATACTTCTATATCTATCTAACCCTTCAACATTCCGTAATACGTCCGTGATGAGGTAGCGAAACTTATCATTACGATCATACAATTCAGTAGGATCAGTAATTTCTCGAGTTACTGGCTCAACATCATCACGGACTGGACGAAAAAAGTATACTGTATATCCATAGGCAAAATGCCATTTACTACAGATTTAGGTACGTGCCCACATTCTGGACATTTCTCATATGGAATACCAATATGTGAAACTGCAGATTGAGTAATAAATTCTCGCATCTGAGTACCAAACTCAGTATCTTCTAAAAGTTCACTATCAAGAATTTTACTAATAAGTGAAATATCCGTTACTCTAAAGTTGATACTACCATCTTCATTCATAGATCTAATTTCTTTAATCCATGGAGCAAAGATCTTGTAAGCGTTATATTTAAGATATCGCAAAATGTCTTCAGTATGTTCTAAACTATGAACACTCTTAATGAGGCTAGCATTAAATTGTGCCCCATAATCTAAGAAATCATAAAGAGAAGGAACCTTAGTAATAGCTACCCAATTATTATGCATAGGAAATGATTCAGATAAATTTAAATTATCTTGATAGTCTACAATATCCTTCTGCGATTTCTTTGCTTTGTTGCCGAGAATATCAATACACTTCTCACTAAGCATACTGTAATTATTGAATCGAATTTTTCTAAGATCGATAGTCTTCTTTTCCGTATAATTACATCCAGCATTGGTACAGGTAAATGTCATGGGATATCCTTTCTTGAACATCAAAGATCCGATAGCCCAAACAATACTATCATAATCCAACAAACTAATGGACTTAAGAAGAGTATCTCCTCTATTCCAATTCTTCAATTCTGCATCAGTTACCAATTTTCTAAATAAGGCAATAACCGCTTCTTTGATAACTAAATTATTAAACAGATAAAAATGTGTACCAAATTCCTTTCCATATACTACGGTTTCGGTATAAGTCTTATCATAAAATACACTTAACTCATTAAGTTTGGGACCTCGTAGAGTAATATGAAATCCACTATTAAGTAGTTGAATACGTCGAGCATCAGCTTCTTTAGTCAAGATCAACAATTCAGCCTCTTGACCCGTAACTATCTTACCATTTCTATTGGCTTTATCGACAGGAGATGCATCTACTAATTTTATATCATCCTTAACGTATTTAGATGTTAGTTCTTTTCCTTTAGTCGTATCCAATTGAGCTTTACTAAAATCGACTGCAGCAGAAAGATCATCAAGAATATTTCTCAAAATATACAATTGGGAAGTTGTATCTTCCAACTGGGCACGGACTTCGGAAGGGGATAATGATGACAACAACTCTTCAATCTTATCTACAATCTCTGCTGCTGTAGCTGAAATTCCTGACTGTACTAAACGATCGCCATTAAATTCGGTAGTATCTTTCTTACGAGATAAAATATCATAAATATCAAATTCATCTTCTTCAATAGATTCTGTTTGTACATCGTCCTCGACCCAACTAGGTTCATCTGTATCGACAAATTCATCATTAGAATCTTGAGAAGGTACCATTTCTTCGTCCGATTTCACATCCGATACCTCTTCAGAGTCAATCGAATCTGTATCTTTAATATCTTCAGACATATATCAAATCTCCTTATTTAGATTTTGTTGTTTTTAGTTTCTTAAGTTTTGGATAATATTTCATATGTGGTCGTGTACTAATAACTGTAACGTTAGGAGCAGAAAATAAACTAACATATTCGATATATCCATCCTTAACCCAAGTAATCAAATTACAAACAACTGGATCTTTATATGCTTTAAAAGTTTCCTTCGTAGCAACTGTTTCTAATCCATCCATCAAATAGATTTCAAAAGTTTCAGTTTTAAGTTGCTCTGAACCATATTCTTTATTATATTCCTTAAGTTTATCAAGGTAATCTACTAACGAACCTTTAATCACATGCAAATTTTTATCTTTCATACTGTCAAGTGCAATTGGGTATGTGATATAATCCAATTCGTTAGTATTGATGGCTTTATAATTTTCATAATATCTACCGAGTGTGGTAGTAGCTTGAAAGATAATAAGTGGCCAAGCTAGTGGTATAGGACTATCATCTTTTGCGTTCTTTCGATAGATTATACCTAGCTCATCGGTGTGTATTTCCATACTTTCAAGATCACCCTTACATTCGACAAGATATGATAGTACTTTAGTTATATGTACTACCATCTGAGTTTTCTTGGTATGAATACCCATATACTTAAATATTGACTTTATAGAATTTAAATCTTCTGAGTCATGGATTTTGAGTATATGTAAAGATAATGTGGCATCGCAAAATTTTACTAATTCATCAGGTTTCTGATTGGATAAAATAAACGTATTTGGTGAGTCGCTTATTCCTAAATATAAATATGCTCCTTTTCTACCTGAAAGTGAAGAGAAGTAAAATTTTGAAAGTTTAATGAGTTGTTTCTGTTCTTGTGGGGTCATTCTCTTCTCCTTCAAGAATACTAAATACCAATTTATTATTGTCAACTCGAACAATGTTAGAAACAGACGATTGGATTTTTTGACTAATGTCAATAGTATCTGTAGATAACTGGGTAAATGTAAGAAGCAATTTAGTCATTCCTTCTAATGTAACAATGTTCTCAAATTTGTTAGATAAATCGATTTTAATATCTTCTAACTTTTCTTTATAGATAAGATATTCTTTAGATTTAACATTATAGATATCCATACAATCTTTTTCTGTAGCAATTCGTTTAAATTCTTTATCTATTGTATTAACTTGATTAAGTGCTACTTCAATAAATTCAATTAATTTTTTTACTTCACTTTTCATCTGAGTAGAAAAGTTGGTATTAGATTTTCTTTTCTTCGTTACCTGTTGTTTACGTTTTAGCTTCTTAGAATTTTTCTTATTTTTAGAAGTAGTCATGCCCACATTCTCCTTATTGTATTAATAGTGTTTAACTTATAATATTGGCTATATTTATTAAAAAATATCCATAAGCGGGAGTGTAAACCCCCCGCTTATGGATAGTTTCGATGCAACATACGAAATATAGAATTAAACAAAAGTCTTAACAAACTCAGCAGGGAAACATTCAGTTACCATATCTAACGATACGCGGTCAATACACGACTTAGCAATATTCAACCCTTCTATCTTATCTTCGGGTACAGTTGTATGAAAAGATTCCAAAGCTCCTTTTACTGAACTGGTAACTAAATGACTATCAATAGAACTTAACTTCTTAGCTACTCTATTGGCAATTGACAGAGTTATATCTTTCTTTTTGTAAGTATTATTTAAATATGTACTAATACTCTTTACCATTTCTTTATTGCCACAATTATACAATTCGATAGCCCGATTAAGTGCAGCTTCTACCTGCTTTTTAGCATCATGCATATGGATACCTTTATTACAAAGATAATCAATATACTCTTCCATGATACTAATTCTAACCATATTCTCTGAAGCGATGAGAAATCCTTCATTACATTCATTAATTTTATGTTGAACAGCTTCCATTCCTGAAGTATCGTCACCCAACAACCTTTTAAATGTCATAATGGTTTTCACTCCTTAATTTGTGGTATATGTAAGATTTAAAAATAAACATATTATCTCCATAAGATGTTAACTATTACAAACTGAGGAGTGTAAGTATGAGAGTACCCGAACTCGCAATTTACGACCGTCACAAATATCAAAGTGCTATAACTAAAGAATATACAAATAATATAATTGCTTATATGTCAGCAAAACATCCTCAACTAGATCCAGATAAAATTAAAAATATAGTAATTAATATAGTAGAAAACAAACTAAATAGACCTAAGTTAGCACAAATAAATCATCCCGCATATGGAGATGCTCAATTAGATAAAATGGATCTTCTTGAAGCAACTAACAGTATGACTGATTCTATTGTTACTCCAGCAGGGACTAGATATATGAAACCGACAACTAGACCATCTTTTGTCAAAGAGATGATTCAAAACGATTTAAAGCAACGTAAAATTGTAAAAAATGAAGCTTTAGATCATGGCGCTCGTGGCGAAAATAGACAAGCTGCAATTAAAAACGCAATTCAGACTCGTATTAAAATTGGAGTCAATTCCATTTCAGGAGCAATGAATAGTGCATATAACTGCTTATACGATCCTGCAGGATATAATGCTATTACATCTACAGCTCGACACGGATGTATGGTGGGATATGGTCATACCGAAAGATTTTTAGAAGGTAATTTTTATTTTACCAAAATCGAATCAATCATCAACTGGATCGTACAACTAATACGAGTATGTCCTACACAAGAACATATAGAAAAGATGATGGATCAGTATAACCTATACCAACCAATGCCAGATGAAGTAGTTGCTAATTTTATTGATTCGTTAAAGAATTATACTTCCGATATTCACAAAATTCAATTGGCTACATTTGTAGAAAAACTACCATTTTACCAATTGGCTTTTGTATATTATGCATGTAACCTTAAAAATATTATTCGTCAAAACGAAAAACATTTTAGACCTTGGTTAGAATACTTTTTTACTAATCCAGATATTGATAATATAAATGAAGATATTGATCCATACGAATTGTTTAAATTAGATGGAGATTTGGTAACAATGGTATCATCCATCAATCCTGATCTTCTTGAAAATAATCCACCATTCGATACTCCTAAAGATCGACCTGACATTGCTAGAAAAATTATTATAATCTCTAAAGTATTTCAAACTAAAATAAATGAATTGCAAGATTTATTCGATACTTTTATTTATGTGATGGTCGATTTACCTGATGCTACTAAACATAAAAATATGTTAAGAAGGTGTGTTATTGTATCCGATACTGATAGTATTATTTTTACTACCAAAAATTGGATTGAATGGTATTCTAAAGGTATAAATTTTAAAAGTACTTCATTCCAAATTAATGCACTAGTTGTATATCTATTGACCAAATCTCTCACTCACACTTTTGCAGTAATGAGTATGAATATGGGAATTGAGGGTGACGATCTTCGAAAGATTTCTATGAAAAATGAATTCCTCTATCCTGTTATGTTGCGTACTCCAATGGGTAAACATTATGCCGGGATTACTACCCAACAGGAAGGTCGAGTTTATAAGAAACCAAAACCTGATATCAAAGGTAAATTTTTACGTGGATCTGATCTCTGCAAAGAATCAACTACTGCTGTAAAAGATTTTCTATTACAGATGATCGATGATTATATGAAATATTCCATTCTCGATAGTAGAATATTAATAGATAAAGTTGTACAATTCGAACATAAAATTATTCAAAGTATTGAAAACAAAGAAACTACATATTTTGGAACTGTACCAATTAAGTTTAAAGATGACTATGCTAATTATATTTCTTCTACATATTTCTACTATATGTTGTGGCAAGATGTATTTGCTGAAAAGTATGGAGATATAAATATTCCACAAAAATGTAAAGTAGTTCCTATTCATGGAAAGTTGTTACGTAAAAAAGATATTATAGAAAAGATAGTTAATATGGATAAAGTTATAGGAGAAAAGTTAATAACATTTCTCGAAAAATATAAAAATAAAAACATTACACGAATAATTATTCCCCCAGGAATTGATGTACCTCAAGAAATAGTAAATGCAGTCAATGTAAGAACTGTTGTTTATTCAAATGCTTCTCCCTTTTATTTGACTCTTAGAAGTTTGGGTATAGGGATTATGTTTAAAGGAAAACAGAATATCTTATCTGATATGTACAGCACTACACATTTAGAAATGTAATGAAGTATGTACTAGGATATCCCGTTGGGATATCCTAGTACATATATACTCTAAGAAACTTTTTTCATCTTATCAGCTTCCGACTGAGCCAATTCGTCTACTAAATTATTCTTTTCGCAATCACTATGTCCCTTTACCCAATGAGCTTGTACGATATGTATTTGAAGAAGTTTATGTAACTTTTCCCACAAATCTCTATTTTTAACATCTTGTGGTTTACTACCTTTCCATCCAGAAGTTATCCAATTTTTTCTTTTCCACATATCGATCCATTTGTATTGAATAGCTTTAACTACATATTGACTGTCTGAGTATATAACAACTCGGGAAGGTTTATTAAGAACTGACAATCCCTCAATGACTGCAATCAATTCCATTCTATTATTTGTAGTATCTAAAGCTCCACCAGAGAGAATATTAATATTACCATCGGCTTTTTCTATATGAGCAGCCCATCCTCCTACATTATGCTGTCGCTTATAACTACCGTCAGTATACATCGTTACTATATCCATAATTAATATTATTCTCCCTAATTAATAAATGGTAATGTTTCAATATAATAGTTAAAGGGCGTATAAATTTATATGAGTATATCTCCCAACATTGGGAGATATACTCATAGTAGAATATAGAAATTACTACATTTTCTGCAAATGTTTGTATGTAGCAAAAATAGTCAATACACCAACAGAAAAAGTAACTATTCCAGCAATTACTTTGGCTAAAAACATATATCCTTTTATAGTACTTTTAAACGTACCAATAGTGTCTTCAATGACTTCTACTTTTTTCGTAATACTATCTATCTCAACATTTATTCTAGCGACATTCGATTTATTGGATGTGTTGTATGTAGTTAATGTTTGTAGAGATTTAGATAGACTTTTAGTAACCGTAATTACATCTTTAAATTTACCTTTACAATCATCTTCAAAGGTTGCAAACATTTCAATCCGATGTAATACTGTTTGTAACTGAGTAGTTAGTTGTATAATATCTCTACTTGCAGTTTCAAGTTTTTCTGCCATATCTTTAAGAGCTATTTTATCCATATTCTCTTGAGTAGATAATGTAGTAATAACTTGAGTATGCTTATCGATACTCTCAACTAATTTTTCAATGCGACGTTCTATTTGGGTTCGCCACTCATATTGTAATTTTTCTACAGCATCTAAATTAGCAGTCATCGTACTTTTCCTTTAACTTTTTCAATACAGATGACATAAATATATATCTCCAAATTTCCATAAAAATATCCCCTCAAATTCTTTATATATTAATAATTTATATTACGGAGTTAGTTCTGTATGGTTTACATCCCAAACATGAAATAATTTCTCGAAAGAACATACATTAGAATCATGTATTGTTTTATCAAGATTTAATAATCTGGATTTGATAACATTCAAATTAGTAGCCGTACGTTGTAAGTTTAACGTAATATTATCATCGAGTTGATTATTACACTTTAATGTTTGGTCATTTTGTTTATTTCCCTGTAAAATGTTCTCTAATCTTTTATCAATTGAATCAAAATATTGAGAATTGGAAGTATTTTTAAAAGTAGATATCATAGTTTTTTACCCAAAGATGGTCGTTTAGTTGTTGAAATATTTTTAAATGCTGCACCAAAAAAATAATTCACAATAGGACTTAAAACTGACCCTAAAATAAAAACTAATACTATATCAATATATCTACTATTTTCTTCAGATACCATAATAAGGCATATCATAACACAAGTGAATGATAAAACTACGAAAACGAAAGCTAAATAATAGATAAAATTTTTATCAATATGAGTAGGTTTTTCGTCTCTATCTTCACATTCATACAACTTCTGAAGATTATTAGTTATTGTATTGATATATTGATTCATTCTTGAGTTGATATTGTCAATCTCTATTTTATCTAAATTTTGCAATTTAGTAGGATTAGATAAATCAAGATTAGTATATTCTTTAATAATTGTTATATTTTTCTCATATGTGTCAGGTAACATATAAGGTAACAATTCATCTATATGAACTATTCCTTTTTCTTTTGCTAAAAATAATGTTGAAATAATATTTTTCATTATAAGTAACTCCAGGAATATAAATTACGCACCAACAATACGAATACTACCATCATCGTTGCCACCATTAGACGTATCGTAATGAAACCAGCTCATGTTACTGATCCACTCTATCCGTGTAATATTGACAAAAGGTAAAGCTTCCTTATCCGTACGTTGTCTAAATCCAGGTTCAAAGCATCCAATAGATTTCATATCTTCTCGTAATGCTTCAGGTCCACCTAAATCATTCCATTTCAAATCAAAAGCTTTAGCATATTTATGCATCGACAACTTACTACCTTCAGAACAATCAAATGGACGCAATCCCGAATATTTAAAAGGCCCACCCCATTTCCAATTATTAATAATTACACTAACCTTAGAAAAAGATCTTTCGTTGAGATATTCCCAAATTTTATCAGCAATGATCAGAGAAGTTGAATCCAAAATTCCCCACAAAAAATACAATAATCCTTTTTTATCATATTCATTATATAACTCAGGGTAAACTAATTCGTGCAACTTATAATGTTTGCATGTATAAATCATACTATACTCCTATGTTTAATTTTGATGATAATTTCTAATTATATGATGTTTAATTTTATAATAAATCAAACATATATTACTATTTTAAAATATAAACTATAATATACAGAAAGATGTGTACATCCAATTTTATATTTATAAATATAAAATAAATGTAAACATCAGCAACATGTTGTGTTGTTTATTTATTTTTAACTTCCTTAAAGGAGAAATTAACTATGGCACTTTCCGATTACACCCAGATTGCATCGATTATCCAGCTGTCTACCGCCCCAAAGGAAACTTGGGATACTGAAAATCCCATCCTGCCCGAGGGTATGCCTGGTTGGGAGTCTGATACCAAGAAGATGAAGATTGGTGATGGCGTTACCGCTTGGACAGGTCTGGCTTACACTGTCGATGCAACACTCACTCCTGAGCAGAAAGCTCTGCTCGACAATGCTGGTGCAGCTAATGGCGTTTCTATACTGGATGCTAACGGTCTTATTCCGTTGGATACTCTTCCTGACCAGGCTAAGTCTCACATCAAGTACATGGCTGACATTCCGTCTCGTGATGCTGTCGATGAAGCCGATCGTCATTTCATCTATGTCGTTCTGGATGCCTCTGGCGATCCTACTGTCGAATCTGGTGCAGCCACCTACTCTTGGGATGACACTAATGGTGTATGGGTAAAGCTCTCTGAGTTTGAATCCATGGATATTGACTTCTCCGTGTTCTTTAATAAGTCCACTGAGACCCTGGATGACATCGCAGATGGTACGCAGTATGTTCGTTTCACTCCAGCAGAACGCACCAAGCTGGCTAAGGCCATGGTGACAGACGAGACTTATCGTTTTGTTTCGCTTAGTCCCGCCGAGATCAATGCTGCTATGGCTGAGTAGTTTGTATATGTAAAAAAGTAATAATTAAATAAGAGAGAGAGGGAAGTACTTCCCTCTCTCTCTTATCCCATTTTATAATTTAGATATGATATATATTGTATAAATATTTTAATTAAACCAACAAAGTTAAATTAATTATTATATCTTGTCTTAGTATACTATTAACTAGCACATGTGTATATCTTACCGCATATCATTATATTCGTCAAGGTTTTGATGTAACTACTTAGGTACAATCAATAGCAACAGCTTGCGAAGAACAGAGTACTGTATCTAATCAAATAAGTCAAACTATCAATGATATAAATGGTATTAGTAAAGAAACTAATTTGGCAATGACTGAATCGACACAAGCTATAAATGAACTAGCACAACAAGCTCATCAACTAAAACGAATAATAAATCAATTACGATCAGATAATTCCTAAGAAATAGAGAAGAGGACTAATTAGTCCTCTTCTCTATATAAAACTATACATTCTTACTATTTGATAGATAACTTGTTTAACATACGATATAAATTTTACGATAATATAGGAGGATCTTACTATGTTAAATTTCGATAAAACTATTGAAGATCTAAGATGTGTATCTAGTAATGTATGCGAATACCTAGATACTAAAAAATATTTACAAACATTCTCTGAAGAGTCTCTAACTGATGAACTACTGTTACAAACTTGTTATGAAATAGTTATCGACGATTTGTTGGAGATAGGTATATCTTTTTATTGTGATATCTCTGATTTATTTTCTAATTACTATGACATGGAAACTATTTGGATGCTGAAATATATATTTACTATCGAACATCTTAGAAATATTTTAGAAAATAATATCAAATTGAGAGAACGTATTATAAATATTCTTAATGATGAGATCGATAATAAACTTATACGAACTTTGGAACTACTAACTATTACATATCCCGACAACGAAATGTATTATCGTGTATACGATTTTATGAATGATAAATGTACAGATCGTGATGAGTTTAGAGTATATGTAGAAAGAATAATTGACCTCTCTTCTAAGATATTGGAATTTGACGAAATTCAAGAAGATGATATAGAAAAGATAGATCAGCTTATAACTCACGTACAAACTTCTCAAAATAAAGCTAAAGAAATATTCGATTTAGCTTTAATGGAATATCCAGAACTGGATGCAATAAGATTGAATAGGGATTATAAACGATATAATCGAGATAAATTATATCCCAATAATATCAATTCTTATGCCTGGTTCGTAGATATGGAATTGTCAAATACAGAATTATACCCTCACGAAAAACCTCTATACGACAAACTAGATTATGAACATAATGTTCGCAACAATCACCATATTGAATATTATGAAAATATTCCACATACTAAAATATCTAAAGAAGATGTTTTAAATCTCTTAGCTAATTGTTACGAACCAAACAAGTCTAATAGTAAAGGTGACATTTTAAAAAAGATGAATGATATCTATCATCGACTAATAGTTAAACATGACATATTTGATACCTATTTTGAATTTGTTAACGATTTGGTAAATAGGATCGATTTATGATTCCTACTATATATACTGGATATTTTGCAAATATAAAAAAATATCCAAAAAATGTATGTACAGTATCTATATCGCGATATACTCCTAGATGGTATAGTGGATTGATATACAAAGGAGTAAGTCCTAGTACAGATCTAGTATTGAAGTACAAATCGGGCAGAATTACAAAACCTAAATATACACAACAATATATAGCTGAAGTATTTCCTACATTTAATAGTCCTCACATCCACCTTAATAATATCTGTCAATTATGTAAAGATTGTAAAGTTGTCATATTGTGTTGTTATGAAAAGCCAAGCGATTTCTGTCATCGACATATATGTGCAAAGATGTTAAATCATTTTATTAAGGTTCAGAAACTACACATACCGAAAATTGAGGAATATATCATATGAATATATACATAGCACAATATTCAGAAGTAAAGTACGATAAGACTATTTGTCCAATAAGTATTTCCCCAGACGTACCTGCAGGTTGGAATGGACAGTCGTTAGCTGTATTTTTTCCACCAGCGAACTTGAAAAGTCAATTTAAGTCGGGAAATGTTTCAACAGTCGATTATACCAATGCCTACGAAAGTATGATATTAAATAAATTAAATCAAAAAGATATAATTGAACAATTGTTCAAACTATGTAGTCCTAAAGATGTAGTTATATGTTGTTGGGGAACTGAAGATACTTTTTGTCATCGATACTTAGTAGCTAGATGGTTAAATGATTGGATTAGTGTAAATCCGGAAACTTACAATCTATCTCTAGTTAGAGATTATAAATTTAGGAACTTAGCAAATGAAAGTCAGCGATGATCTTAACGTGACCGTAGACAATACTACTTATACTACTTTAGATATATTAAAGTTGTATAAAGAAAATCTTAAAAAGAGAGAATACTTAATATCTATATTTTGTGAATGTGAATTACCAAATATCACAATAGAACCTTATATAGGAAGAATTGGTAACTATAACGATAAGCCATACGTAATTACTTCTATAACTGATGAGGCAATAGTAATATCTCCATTACAAAGAGTTGTGTTGAAATTTACAGACAAATTGACTATATCTCCAAAAGATATTATTAATGTATCAACTTCTACAGAAACTACAGTCGGAAGATATATTATTAATTATCTACTATTAGCAGATCCTTTTGGTGATATAATCCCTTACATGAATACTCAGATAAAACCAAATAAGATTGAGAGTATTGTTGCAGATTATATAATCGAAGACAAATTAAATGGTGAGGCATTAAGTACATATCTTGATAACGTATATTTTATTGGTCACTTTACAGAATTGTGTGTTCCTAGTTTTAGTGACAAATCTATTACAACCTCACCTAAGGTTAAAATCCGGCGAGAAGAATTATTAGAAAAATATAAAGATCAATTGGATGATCCAGTTATTATGTCTAAGATAGAAGATGAATTAATTCAACTTGATAAAGAATATTTAGCTGATGATCCTAGTTATGGATTTTATAGTGCGAGCGGTAAAGCCTTTAATGTATGTCGAAAACGTATGTATTGTACTGGCGGAATGTTTGATACGTTTGAAAGAGAATCTGGATATGATATGGTAAATACTCCATTAGATGAAGGTTGGCAGGAGAAAGATTTTCCAGTGCTCTGTAATGATATCCGAAGAGGTATCTACAATCGAGCTAAGAATACTGCCAAGGGTGGAGAAGGTACTAAGTTCATGTGTCGTATTTTTCAAGATTCTGCTATAGTCGAAAAAGATTGTGGTACTAAAAAAGGTATAACTGTATACCTAACCGAAGCTAATAAAAACAGTTACATATATAGAAATATCATTACAGATAAAGGGATAATAACATTAACCCCAGACACTATAGATAAGTATGTAAATACTACAATCAAAATACGAAGTCCCTTATATTGTAAAACAAAAAATGGATATTGCGCTAGGTGTATGAATAAAATTTTAGAAGAAACCGAAACTGAAGCTCTCGGACTGATTGCTGTTAATATCACTAGTGCTATGCTTCAAAGTTCTTTAAAGAGTATGCATGGTTCCAAATCTGAGTATAACAGTATAACGAGTTTGAATGATTTTGTCATATGAATCATTTTTTATTACAATATTTATTATGTTGGAATATCTATTATTTTTTGTTTAAACCTAACAATACTATAGTTAAAAGTATAACATATGGTATATTTAGGTAATGAATATTCCAGCTATATTTTATTCTAACTTAAGGAGTATGTGATTTATGGCTAAAGTACCTGAGAAGAAAAAGGTTGAAGTTTCGAAAGGAGAAGTATCTACTAAAACTGATAAAGTGTCAGAAAATAAGGTAGATCCGAAGGTTGAGGAAAAACCGAAGGTAGATCCGAAGGTTGAAGAAAAACCGAAGGTAGATCCGAAGGTTGAAGAAGAGGCAAAGAAACCCACAGAGAAAACTGAAAAACCTGAAGCTTCCACAGAGCAACCGGTTAATAAAACTGAACCTGTTGCAGTAGAACGTAAAATTTCTACTTATGGTGAAGTAAAAAATGTAGATATTGCTATGGTTCAATATATCGATAGATATAATGATATTCTGAAGAGAAACAGTATCGCTATGTCTATTAAAGCTTTGTCTAACATTTTTGCATATGTATTGTCTAAACCTACAAATGCCAACCTTGAATGTTTGTATGTATGGTTTAGTAATCCTGATTATCAGAATAGCATCTTGGCTGAATCTGTTATTTTTCAGGGCATCAATAAGGTAGGTATCAAAATCAGAAGTAAGATGGAAGTCATGTATATAATCTTTAGGGAATTGACTACGACCAAACGTAATGTTAGTTTGGAAAAAGCTCGCGAATATCTGCCTGAAGAAATCATTACATGGATAGCTAAGAAGAGAAAATCGAAATAAGTAAAATAACAAATACAGGATAGACTATCTCCAACTATGGAGATAGTCTATCCTATACTTTATATGTGTAGAGACTTAATCTTCTCTACACCAACACAAAAGAGGAAGGTATGCGCGACGACCGATTTGCCGCATAATATATCTACCTTTTATTTTAGATCAGTTGCATCATTCTTTAATTCTCCATCTGTAATTTCTATAGATTCTTCACCAAATCGATCGATTATAGTTTGGTCAAGCGCTTCGGTATCTTGAGCCTCATATTTATCATTAGCAGACTTTGATGACATCTTTGCAAGATATTCAGCAACAGCTTTCTTATAATCATTAGTATTTCCATCCATTTCAATTTTAGACTTAATAGAAATACGATTATATTGTTGTTTATCGATGTCATTAAGTTGTCCCGATAACGCATTAATGACTCCCATCTTTGCCTCGACATCTTTTGCAGGCAAATTATCTATATCTAACTTCATATCATTAACTGCGGTATAAAGTTTTGTAATTATCGACTGTCTAACTTCGTAAGTATAATCATAAGTTTTATCTAATTTCGACATATCCCGTTCGATGGAAGTAAACGTAGAATTTAGTTCCTCACTATAAATTCCTTCATTTCGTTCAATATCATTATCTACATTTTCCATAACAAAAGTCCTCACTTTTGATTGATTCTATGAAATAAAATATAATTCCTTTAATTTTCAGTATTATAGAATTATACTACATTTAAAAAACTATATCATTATTTATCGTATTTTTATTAAGTAAATAAACATATATTATCTATATGAATTAATAATTTACTCTTACTTATTGGAGTAAAGATTAATTATAATTTACAAATTGTGAATATTATGTATTATAATAATCAAAGAGGGAGTAACTATTATGGCACCAATTAAGTATGATGAAAGTTCCATCACTACCGTTGAAAAATTGGAACATGTAAGACTACGACCGACTGGATATGTTACAGATGTAGAAGTGATGGGACAGTGGCACATCTTAAAAGAATTGATCGATAATTCTATTGACGAACTTGAAATGATGGGTACTTTGGGTAAACTGACACTTTGTATGTGTAGAGATCCAAAAGGTCGTTATCAGATGATAGTTCATGACAATGGTCGCGGTGTACCTATAGGAAAACTATTAAAAGTATTTACTGTTTTGCATACTAGTGGTAAGTTTGATACTGACTCGTATCTAACTAGTAGTGGTTTATTTGGTGTCGGTAGTAAAGCTACAGCAGGATTAAGTAAGCATTTTAGAGCACTTACCTTCCGACCCGACGGTGTAGGTGATCTTTATGTTCAAGACGGTATAGCTCCTGCCGATATACGAGTATGGAAAAAAGATATGGGTACCAGCGGTACTGCCATCATCTATGAACCAGATCCTACAATATTTAAACGTATTGATGAATTTAGTGAAAGTGGTTATTACCAAATCATTTCTCTCTTAGAAAAATTCAATCTTTTCTCATCATACAAAATAGAATTTTATATCTATAATCAGATATTGGACGATTCTTTTTGGGAGTTGCCTACAAAAGATACTATAAGTGTAATATATAACATCTTAGATAAAGGTAAATTAATTTATAATAATGCCGACAAATCTGATCCTGACGAATATCTTAAAGAGTATTTTAATGTACTGCGACCGTGGGCGTGGCAGCATAGAGTAACTCGTTCTATTATGGACGATAGAAAGTTAGGATTTGATATTTTGATGTATGGCGTTAAGTATGAACAAATTGGTGGACATCTGGCATTGATTAATAGTGTACCTATAGATGATCCAAAAAGTAGCCATATAACCGCTTTCCATAATACAGTTAAACGGAATCTATCTAAATACATTGGCGATAAGGATATCACCAAATACTTTTTACAGACCTATAAGTTACCAGTATTCGTTGCTATGAATATCAAATATAGTGGTGCAGAATTGACTGGTACTACCAAACATAGTTTTTCTTCAAGTGAATTCAGTATATTGTTTGGGAAGGTATTTGGAGATCTGTTAGAAAAATCTACAGACAAAATGTCTCAATTATATGAACTACTCAAAGAAGATATCAATTCTAAATATGTACAATTCACTACAGGTTCTACTAAAGTAGAATCTAATTCCAAAAGATTGATGTTATCACTTAATCATCCAACGAAATTTAACGACTGCAGTACTTCTGATAGGAGTAAGGCTGAATTGTTTCTTACTGAAGGTGACAGTGCTAACTCAAATGAAGGACGTAATAGCGAATTTCAAGCATCTTACTCTCTACGTGGTAAACCTATCAACACAATCACTGACAAAGAACATATCCAAACTAGTATGTTAAATGTTAGAAAGAATGCTATATTCGAAGATATCATCACGATTCTCGGGTTATCGCCAAATCAAACAGATTTTAGCAATCTAAGATATGGTAAAGTATTCATTATGGCAGATGCCGATAGTCACGGTAAACACATCTGCAATATTGTCATAGGAAACTTGTATGCATACAATCCCAAATTTATCGAATCTGGAATATTGCATATAGTTACACCACCATTTTACGGACTTAAAATGAAAAACAAGTCTGTACCAAATATATACATTTATAACCCTGACGACTTTGTCAATATACTTGCACAAAATGTATATTATCGAGCATTAGAATTGAAAATATACTCTCCGGGAGTATTTGAGGGTAAGGTACTCAATGAAGAAGAATTTGTACAATTCTCCAGAATCGTTTCTTATGTAGGTGACATGATTACTCGTTTGAGTAAAGAGCACCTTATTCACCCACTATTGTTAGAACAACTGACTTATGTAACATACTATTTAACTCCAGAAACTATGGATATTGAATATATCAAAACTGTTTTTAATAATCCAAATATTACATACGATAACACTAATAATATTTTAAGTATCTCGATTGGTAGAGAAGATTTTATTATCTCGCTGACTAACGTTGCAACGTCTCTGTACGAAAAAATATTACCATTTCTTAGGAAAATTGAATGGGATAAGTTAGCTTATGTCATTACTACCAAACATACTGATATGTACAAAAATACTCCAGTATCTTTGATGCAACTCTATCAAATATTCGAAACGTTGAACGATCTGTTTTATATTGAACGATATAAGGGGTTAGGTAGTATGTTAGTTCCCGACAAAGCAAGAACTTGTATTGACCCCAAACATAGAACTTCTTTTCAAATAACAACAGTTGGTGATGAGAATAAGTTATTTAATTATCTAGGTTCTGATAGTAAATATAGAAAATCGCTATTGGAGATGACTGATGTTGAAAACTTTTAAGGAACTAACAAAAACTGAAAAACTGTTAACTCAAATAGTTTCATATATGCCGACAGAAAGTAAGTCGGTATTGTCTACTTACCTAACGACAGAGCAATATATCGGTTTCACCGATAGTCTAACTGACATCAACACTTCCAACCAACTTCAGGTAAATAAAATATACGATGTAGATCAGTTAATTGATCAACCATTAGTATTTGCACTTACGTTATTGTACGATCCTTCAAACCAACAGTTACTCATTTTATTGTTAACTAAATTTAAAGAATTCCTTAACATGCATCCAGATTTTGAATTTAATATATCGAATAGGGAATTGGATATGGTAGTATACAACAAAATACAATTCAATTCTACTGAAACTATTCGTATACTCCTAATCCAAGAACGTTTAGCTAAGTGTATTTGTAGATACCAATACAAACACAAATTAGATATCATCTATCCATTATTATTCAGTATCATTTTAGCTAATGATTATGGGAATGTTACTCTTGCCAAAGGATTGACTGATATACATCTAATATGTATCAAATTGTTAAACTTAACTAATCCTAATCACTTTTTACATGACCAAATCGATACTACATTTAAATATCTTTTGAGGAAAATGGACGAGAAAAAGATCGATGACCATAATATGAATCATTTACATATTACAGTTACTTCAGTATTTGTAATGATATTTGTATATGTATTTGATCATTTTGTTCATGTGTATAGTGATGAGAGATGTCGAGGTATATCATCACTATTGGTCAATTCGATTTCTCAAAGCATAAGCGTGGAGGGTTGATGTGGCAATTAAGAAAGGGAAACTAATTTTAAGTCCTCTTACATCCGACGATCTTGTATTTAAAGAGGAGGACATTCTTGAGGTGAGTGACATATTGGCACGTATGTTACGATACCTTTTTGTAAAATTAGAAATTACCAATGAGCAGTTGCAGGATAGATTTTCTGCACATGCTGCTCGTTTGGGATTGCGGTCAACGGAAGCAAACTATTGGAAAAATAACACCCTTAAAGCTATTCTAAATGATACCATCACGATGAAAAGCTTTATGAATGTTTTGGTAAATATCTTGGAATTAAATCCTTCCAATTTATCACTTACTGTAACATTACCAAATTCTGAGAAAGAAGTAGTCATTTCTATGGATACGTAAAATGTATATGAGTGTATATCCTTTCGGGGATATACACTCATATATGCTTATCGTGGGTATCTATATAGAAATACATATTATTACCATATTAAGAGAACAAATGTACCGCATATCAAGCACTTAAATTCGACAATAGAGGTAATGAGTATGGCCGCCAACAAATCAGAAAATGATAAAGAAGTAAATTTAACTGTACCCATAAAGCGGGTAGCTTCCGATATCATTAAAGAAAATACTAAAGAATATGGATCGTATACTATCGATGGACAATTCCCTTCTCCTATTGATGGATTACAAAAAGTCCATAGGCGAGCATTGTGGGCTATTTACAACATTCCTAATAACGAAAATAAAATTCCAGGACTTACTCTACTGAGTGATGTTTTAAAGTTACACCCTTTTGGAGATATTAGTACATATGACGCCATTGTCAGACTGACACAACCATTTAAGTTAACCAATCCTGTTATTGACATGATAGGCGATTGTGGTACTTACAGTGGAGACCGAAGTGCTAGTGCTCGATATTCGAGTTTTAAAATAGCACAATTTACGAAAGATCTATTTTTTAATGGTACTGATAAAAGATCCTACCACATGGTTGTAAGTGAAGATCAGAAATCATTAGAACCAGCATACTTAATTCCCAAACTCCCTACAGCATTGTTGTTTCAGAACTGTACTCCAGGATTTGGTAGTAAATCCATTACTATGTCTTACCTATTAGAAGGTGTAGCTGATTTAGTAATGGCATATTCTCAACACCATAAACAGTATGGAATATCTGTACCGTGGGATTATACTAAATATGTTAAATACCTTATTCCACATAATCCTATATGTGGACATTTAAGAAATGCAGATATCTTAAAAAGTCAAATGCAAAATGGGGAATTTGATGGAAGAGTAACTACAGATGGAATTCTTAATTTATATCCCAATCGTGTAGATGTAGTTTCTCTTCCTATGACTGCAAGTATCGATAGATGTAAATTAGACATATATCAAGAACTAGGAAAGAAATCATCTATATTTGATAAGAATATAGCAGATTATATCAATTCATCGGAAACAAAATTAACTGCTAATTTGTCATTCAAAATAAAGAAGTCAGTTAACTATATTGATACTATAAACGAGATTAAGAGAGTAATTAGATTTACTGGACACATAACTCCAACAAACAACTATACCATCAATGGGGTTGTTGCTCATATGAATCCTATCCAAGTCCTAAAGTATTGGTATAGAGAACGATACAATGCCATATTATCTAAAAAGAAATATAAACAGATGTCAAACTATACTAAGTTACAGGAACTCGAATTGAAGTTATTAGTGTGTGACGAAGTAAATGAAGTCATACAAATTATTCGCACCAACGATAGAGAAACTGGTATGAGATTGTTAATGAAAAAGTTTAAAATCTCTAGCCATAAAGCTCATTTGTTGATGGATATTCCTCTTGGCACTTTATCCTCATCTTCTAAAGAAAGTCTCATAAAGCAACGAGAAGCAGTTCTGTTAGACAATAAAGCTATTGTAGAAAGTTATGATAAGGTAGATGATGAGATATATAACGATGCTAAATATATTAAAGAGAAATATCCTACCAAGGGCGGATTACGTATTCCTAAGTATAAAGGCTATATCTGTATCGATAATGATCTCATATATCAATATGAAGATGATAATGATCTATGTGAAATGTTATCGAGGTTTTACAAACATGATATTCGATTAGATCATTATAAGACTAACGATAAAATATTTGAATTGATTGCAAATAAGAATACTAAAAATTATGGATTGATTGAGGGATATTGCCTTCCTAAAATTCTTAAAGGTATAGGCATCATCCATACAACTACAAATAAAAATCTAAAAACTGTATATAAGAAATGTGGTGGTATTGGATATGTTAATAAGTTAATCATTCCTGAAGATGATGATGTTGAAGTATATTTGACTGGACGTAACATTACAACCATTGATAAATATGGAAAATTAAATCGTACTACCGTAGATATACTTCCCGAAAAGAAAAGTATATGTCGAACATTAGGTTCTGATATCATTTATGTCTACGATGACGATGACGATCCTAGAATTATAGTTTCAATGAATACTAGTGATACAAATAATCTACGTTTGCAATTAGTTACAAAGGATACTACCGAAATCATAACTACTATGTCTGGCGAAACAAAGATATTGGGAGCTTATAAAATAAATGAATATCCGAATATATATACTCATCTACTAGATAGTTGCTTGTCTAGGACTAAAATTAAATTTATTAAAATAACCAACCCAATAGAATTATTCACTAATAAAGATTATGTAATTGTTGAACTTACGAAAACAACTACATGTAAACGAAAGATAAAAAAGATCAATAAAGCTCAAAACTTTATAAGTATATAAGTATATAAGTATATAAGAGAGAGATCTCCGATTTGGAGATCTCTCTTTTGTTAATAAATAGTATATTTTATTTTTTCAAAATTAACTATAGATTAATCATACTATATAAGCAAAGTTATACAACTAAAGGAGACGAATATTGTGAACGCAAAACGTAAACAAGTACAAGATTATATATTTAAAATTTTGAAAAATATTGACCTGGATGGGTATAATATTAAATTATATACTGAAAAATTTGCAACAATGTCAGATAAAGCTTTTGATACATGGATGAAAGATATCAAAGATGGTAAGTATAAACTTACTATTTATATTCCAAATATGAAAAATAATGTAACTATGCAGCATATAACAAATACTGCCAAAGCTGTTGGATTGACTATATCTGATCACCTATGGATGGAAGATTCAACTACAGGTATAAGGTACAAAACTAACCATAAGTATTTGATATTGCGCATGCCTATACGTAGAGTAAAGCAATATTTAGATGCTAAAATATCTGTACCAGAAAGTGATACTAAAACTGATTTACTTACAGGACAGGTAATTAAACCAGACAAAGGATCTTCGATTTCTCTTATCGAAATGCAGACTCTGGTATCAAAAGGATTAGATAAATCTATTATCGAATTTATGAAAGTTCGTGGTGGAGATGTTCATGCTTATAGTGAATTTAAATCGAAACTTGAAGAAACAGGAACTGCAAATTTGAGCGATCTTTCTCCTGATAGTATTCCTAGAAGTGTCATGGTTGCTGATATCTATTTACGAGGTATGCATATAGACAATAACTTATCTGGAGTATAGTTTATGGCTTACGAATACGAACAATCCCAAGGTATATTGTCAGCAGCAAATGCTAATGAAGCTTCAGTATCTGATATGTTAAATAAGAATGGATACAGTATTAATAAAAATCCATCTGATGATAAAACTATTAATAGTAATAAATCTATTAGTAATTTTAAAATGCTAAATAAATCTAAAGGTTCAATTAAGCAACCAAAAGCATTTATTTCTCAACCTAGCAGAACTACAGTAAATGAAGTTTCTTTTGAGGAATACGATACAGCTACTGATGAAGTATCGACAATGAGTGATATCAGAAAACGATCTTTGTCAGATTATACAGGTGTCGATATTCAAACTGATGAAGATTTAGCAAAAGCTCGAGAAATCCTTAAGAATGATGTTGCGTATATGTCTAATGCTGGTGTCGATTTGGACACATTACCAACCGAAGATCCAAATGAAGATATCGTTGTTAAAGAAAAAGAAGGATTTAGTTTAGAAACTTTATCGGCACTAGCAAAAAAAGTCCCTAAGCTCGGAGTAGGTGCCGCTTTAGGAGATCTCAATTTATCCAAAGATATTCCTATGATTGCAGATGAATTAGGAAATCCTATCGATGGTATCCCCGCAGGATTAGATCATGATACTGTAAAGGAAATGTCAAATAAAGCTAAATCTATTTGTTCTGGGTCTGGATTAGACATCTCCGATTTTGGAAAAAATTTAGGTCTATTTGATGCTCTATTAGCACTAGCTGCAGAAATGGGATTGACTCAGTTATTGAAAAATTTAGCCAACTGTCTTAATTATTTTGACTTTAATGGTGAAGATGTTCTTTCTGAAAAATTTCCAACATCTATTGCAAATGGGGATTACAAAACTGCGGATACTATAGTAGATCTTATAGGAAAAGATAGAATAAAAGATCCTGTTGGTAGTGTAAAAGAATTAATAAGTAAAATACCTGGAAATGAAGAAGAGCCTTTGCCTTACGTACAACATCTCATGGATAATGCTTCAGTATCGAATGAAGATATCTACACTTCCCCTGTTGACAATTACGGATTTGAATGTGATGAGGAACTTACAGCAATAACGGTCACTAATAGTTCTGATTTTTCTAGTAACGATAATATAAAGCAAGGTATCTTAGGTGACGAAGCAGAATTGATTGGATCAAATCCTTTTTCTGAACCTGAAGAACTTGCAGAAGATACAACATCATTCTCAAATCAAATGTGGTAAATAAATAGGAGATTTTTCATGAGTATAGTAACAACAGCTAAACAATTCATACAATTGTCTGCAGCGCCTGCGGCTGAATGGGAGATTGTAAATCCAAAACTGCCAACAGGTATGGCTGGGTGGGAATCTGATACTGGAAAAATAAAAATTGGTAATGGAGTATCCAGTTGGAATACTTTATCTTATGCTATCGAAAGTGTTATTCTCGAAGAATACATTACCAAACTATCCAATGCTAATTTACCTAATGGTGTAGCAGTATTAACTGAAGATGGAATTCTCCCATTAGATATACTTCCACCACAATCTAAAGAGCATGTAACCTATGTAGCAAATATTGAATCTCGAGATAATATCCCTATTGAAAATCGTAATGGTATCGTAGTAGTTATAGATGCTACTGGAGATATTATAAAAATCGAAGATGCCATTGAACATACTTTCTATAATGTATACGATAAAGCTGCAGAGGATATCGATGGTGGTGGAGCAGTAATCGTAGACTTTGGAACTATCCTCGGTGTAAATCCTGAAGATTTTGAAAATACTACTCCTGCAGACATTACCGTTACTCGTGGTGGTGCTGTTTATGTCTGGAATGGTAATTCTACAAATGGTACGTGGTTAAAGATTTCCGAATTTGAATCTATGGATATCGATTTTTCTGTATACTTAGAAACACTCAAAGCTAATTTAGATATCATTGCTGATGGTGTAAATTTTATAAAATTTACATTAGTTGAAAAATACAAACTTGAAATTACTATAAATATGGATGATGTATATATTTATAAAGGTATGGCTCCAAATAAGATTAAAACGTTATAGTGTAAAATATTACATACCATAAAAGGATACGTCCCATGTGGGACGTATCCTTTTATGCCATATCATTTTTAGATATATATTATCTATAAGAATTGCATTATCTTAATCTAAAAAGGAGTTATAGTTATGAGAAAAATTCATTTTAATGAAGCGTATAATAAATCTAATACAAACTATTGTGGAGTTTTGGGAAGAAATACTGTTTGTTATTATGGAGAGTATCAAGTAATTAATTACTCAGACGAACCAATCTATATACAAGATTGTGAAGGTGAGGAATACACCATTCCTTCATCGTATCGAGCCGATACCCCAACTCGGATAGAAATATTACATCGTCGAGTAAATGGGGCTAGAAGTTTTTCTTGTAATGTAGAAAAATTTGATGGTCCTATTGAAGTTATGACTATCGATTATGATAAAAATTATAGTACACCTACTTATATCAAAGAATTAAATATCTTAATATATGGTCCCAATTGTAAAAATATAGCTAAACATCCATGCTTCAGTAATCGGTTTGGGTATGTTGTAGAATCGTCAGAAGACATTATTCGAAAGGGAGCTAGTCAAGCTCCTATATTTATTTTAGGTAATGATCCTACAGGGAAAATAAAGCATATATACCTAGGCATTAATGGTAGTGTATGTGATGTTAACGTTTCTCAAGATCCAGATAATGATGAAAAATATTATCTCTGTAGGCATAATAACGATTTGAAGAAAAAGTATTCATATGAAGAACTTGATCCTAAAAGTTTAGAATGGGATCATGTTCTAGAGTATGTTACAGAAGATGGAAATATATTTCCTATATGTTTAGGGAAAGATAGATTAAAAGAATATCTTGAATCTAAGCATTTAGAAAATCGAAATAAATTTTCTTCTACACATATCGCTAATGCTCGAAAAGAAGTACAACAGACATTAGCTGTAGAAATAGAACAATTACAAGACACAATCAAAGTTAGAGATAAGACTATTAGTAATCTCAAAAGTACTCATGCAGATATGTTGGTAGAGAAAGATACAGAAATCAAACTACTGAATAATCGAATCGCATCTCTCCAAAAAGATATGGAATTGAGACTTGACCTTAAGAAGAGAGATTTCGATGATGATAAAACAACTATAGATATGCAGTTATATAAGGCCAACTCAGATCTTAAGGAAAAATTATCGGAAACACAAAAAGAGATTGCTAGATTACGAGTGAAGAAAGAAGAGAATTCTGTTAAATCTTCACAAGTGTCTACGCTCGGTATTGGATTTAAAACTGCAGCTATTGTACTACCCATTGCAGCCCTCGGCCTTAGTTGGCTAGCTGCTCATATAGCTTCATCTACAACTAGTGCAATTGTAACAGGTACAACATTTATTGGTAGTGTAGGTATTGCTATCTGCGATGGAGTACGATATGTTGGTAGTAAAATTTGTGATACTGTAGGAAGTTTTTTCAGTTGGTGTTTTGGCTAAACTGTTTGGAGGGAATATATGGACAAACTTATTAAGGGTGTAAGTAATCGATTACCCCAATTGAATGATTACTTACTTCGAGATTTTAGAAAAGAGCAGATAAATAAATCTGCTGAATTTCTAGAAATCGTTTTTAAAGAAGCCATAAAAATATTCAAAGGAGAAATTGAATATGTAGGTAGCTATCGAATATTATCGCCCGAAGAACGGTTAGAATACGAACTCAATAATAAAATAACAAAAGGTAATATCAATATCCGTCATTGTGAATGGGTATTGGTCGATTATCAATTCACTTACCAAAATGCAATTTATCATGTCTATATATATCTCCCATACGATTTTCGAGGATATATAAAGATCAATAATACAAATTATGCTATACAATTTTCCATTAGTGAACGAGTATTTACAAAGATTAATGATGGTATCATTGCCAAAGTGATTAAGCTACCTATTAAATTTTGGAAGAATCAGATATTCCAATTAAAATCATTATCTAGTGGTAAAGTAGATTTTGAAACTATCATCACTACTCAGATCCACAATAAAGACAATAAACGTCGAAAGAAGAGTATTTCGGCTACAGTTATCCATTACCTCTTATGCAAGTATGGATTAGTCAAAGTATTGGAAATGTTTAATATGGCCGAATATGTATCTGTAGTGGATAGTATTGATAAGACTGATGTTGATATTTACGAATACTATGCTTGTCAGCGAGTAGTTCGAAATAAACAACCTCTCTTATTGAAGGTAGCTAAAGATGTTATGAAAGATATAAGAAAGAAGCGAGTAATTGCTTCAATCTTATATCTTTTAACTAACTTCAATAAGCAAACAATTGAAAGTCTATATGATACTAACTGTACTATATACAAAATCATGTTAGGTAAAATCATACACGGAAATCATACTCCAGACCCTGCTGCACTTAATCATATGGATAACCATATGCTCAGTTTAGATGGGTATCTCGATCCTATCACAAAGCAGAGATTAGAAGCTTCAGGTATCTACATTCAGAATATCTACGATATGCTAATCTACATATTCTGTAATATTGACAGAATGATATTAGATGTATCTCATTCCGATCTGTACGACAAACGAATTGATGTACTAGATGAACTTTTAGTTAAGACTATTGTTCAATCTATATTTTATCGATTTTATACAATGGAATCGAGAATTACTAAATTGCAAGATAAGCTAGTAAAGAGGCTATTACGACTATCGAATAGACAAATTACTAAGTTGTATAGATCGCACATGGTAAGGATGAATCCTGACCGATACAACGATAATTGGTTGATTGGTACAGGGATTAAGAAAGTAAGGCAAAAAGATTTTGGCGCATCAGCTACAAATAGTTTAATTAATGCACCCGAACATCGATTCCACCCATCATTTGCATACGTAGAATCGCTGATAGCATTTGGAACTAGTAATCCTGGCAGTACTGGATCTATAAACCCCTTTCTTTCAATTGATGAAAATGGATTTATAGTAAAGGAAGATTACGCTGAACAAGCTGATGCCATTTCTTCATTTCTACCTTACGTCAAATAATGTTTTATTAAATTAAGGAGATAACGATTTATGTACAGCCCTATGCAACAATCACCCCTAAGTAATCTGCTGAATCAATATATGACCATGTATACCGATCAGATGTGTCGCCAAAATCAGATGAATCCTAATTTTGCAGAAGAAATAAAACGTACATTTATGGGACACATCCCTCATATCGAACAGAAACTTGTGACAACATACGGCCAAAGTCTAACCGAAGGTGTTATAAGTAATGAAGTTCAACAGTATATCAATAACTACATTAATACTGTAAATAATACTAGAAATATTTCTAACAATATAGTTGGAAATAATTTACAGCAGCCCAATTTTGGATTTTCTGGTGGTGGATTTTCTGGTGGTGGATTTTCTGGTGGTGGTGGAATCTCAGTTGCACCTGGACGCTTAGGGACAAGTTTAAACAATCAACCAAATCCCTATCCTCAGAATCAGCCCCAGAATCAACCCCAACCTCAGTCCCAACCGATTCAAAATACTAACTCTAATCAAAATATGCCTATGCCAAATCCACAAACTGCCCAGAAACCCTTCAGAACTCCAAAAGAGTCTGACGGAAATCAAGCCGAAACAAACATTCACAATATTGAGAAAATTCAATTGTGTAGAGATGTTAAAACCTATAAGGGCGATAATTACAATTGTAAGTTGTTTGATATCGAGTTGTATATTCCTGAAAATGATTTGGAAACCTGCATTCATGCATTTGAACTATCAAATCCGAATTTGGTAAGGAAGACAAATTGGCTGCATGACATCAAGTATCAGGAGATGTGTTGTGTAAAATCCAAATTGTCCGATACCGAAATGGCAATTAAAGAGATTACTGATACGTTTGCTACTGGGGGTTGGGAAGCTGCTTATGATATCATGAAGAATCATAGTCAGAAATTTAATGAAGTGATGGAGAATGTATTAGTAACTGAAATTAACGATCTCCTATCGGTAAATTGCATTTCGGCTGCTAATTTATTGAGTCCCTCTATTGAGTGTATGGATGATATTGAAGATCTATATACACTTAGCCCCGACGATCCAGATTGGGCACCGCTCGTATCTGGTTGGGGTAGTTGGGAGAACCGAATATCGACCCTAATTGGGTTAGCTTTTCGGAGAGTATTTGGTAATAAGAAATCGACGTTAAAGGTACCAGAAGATACTCACTACATAAGCAAATGTAAAGATATCATAATCCGAAAAGATGGATTCACCGAAACAACTCCATTAAGTGAGGTGACTTCGAGTGATGGAAGTATCGATTCGGAATATATTGAAGCATTTTCTGAACAAACTATTATGTTGATGAAAAAGCGCGTTTTGTATACTAATGTAGTTCCTGACGATTTTATGTATAAGCTCATAAATAATACTGATGGACTATTTAGTATTGAAGAACCACAAAATATGTTAGAATATCTACTATATCATCGAATGGAAATTGACACAACTCCATTTCAACTGTTCTTGTATAGTACTAGAACTCGAGAAAAATTGTTGTTGAAAGTTGGTAAGAGTGTCGAAGGTCACATTATCGTTTCGAAATAAATCCCTCCATTTAGGTACTATAGTGATACTCCTTAGTGGGAGTATCACTATAGTATCTATTTAAAACTATCATGATATTTTTCTTTTTATATTTTTTTTAATAAGTAGTTTATATCATATAATAAATTATACCAATTATCTGAATTATATATAACCCTCAACTGTAGAGCTACCCTAAATTAAAAGGAGGGGAAATTGTGATAAACTTATTAAAGTTTGTACCTTTTCTGTACCGAAATGGATTAATGACAGTGGATAGAGCTAATTGCTTTACTAATATAATCGAATACGGTTTTCCTGAAGACTCCAAATTCACAATAGTGTATGGATACGAGGACTTGACTTCTGTATATCAAAATAATGTTGGAAGAGGTCTTACCTATAATGGACATAAGGCAATTCCTGCAGTAGTATTAGTACAAACTAATAATACTGTTACGCCAACATTCGATCATCAAGTAACTCCAACAATACCCATTACACCTGACGAAATAAAATTCATACAACCATTAGATTTTCTTAATACAACATTTGACGAAATTGAAGAAGGGTATTTGTATATGTGTCGAAATGCGACTAATACACAACACTTTATTCACATGTTTACTACGATAATTAATAGATATCAAATAAGGTTTCCTTAAATACCTAAAGAGATATAAGCGGAGAGCTAATTGCTCTCCGCTTATATCTATATTGCTGACGATTAAATCAAAAATGTATTTCCTTTACCAATCCTAATCTCTTTTTCAATACGAGCATTCGGATTTGACATATTAGTACTATTGAAACAGCAATGAATTCCCAATTGTGTATATATCGATTCTGTATACTGAATAGATGCACCTAGACCGTTGTCGGCAGATACGATCATATCTTCACCAGTATAAATTCCAATCTCACTCACGCTAGCTCGACGAAGATCACCATAAAGAATACCAATCGATTCAATAATTTCTTGTCCAGTAATAATTAACTGTCCTGACAAAAGAACGTTAATTTCATCACCACTAGTTACAGAAGTTCCAGTATCTGTAGGTGTTTGTGGAATAGGATAAAGATTGGCCGGATCAAGTTCATATACTACTTCAGAATTAGTTTCAGCATCGGTCCTAGTTATCTGTACAGCTGTATCTAAAAACTCAATATTCTTAAGATAATAACACCAATAATTGGTACCTTCAATCGTCTTAAGTACTCTGATCCTATAATTACTACGTTCTGCTGTTGTCAGATCTTCATCTTCTGGAACACATCGAAATGGGATAGGTGTATATAAATCCATATTTTTCATAGTTGGAACATATGGAGTCTGCAAATTCCCATCATCAACATTACGACAACCATTAATACCAATACCGAAATATTTAATTTGTGGTTTATTTTGTGGTGTTATAGCTGGAAATAAATTGTATTTACTATTGATAGTCGTATCTGCACGTTGTGACAATGCAATAGGGGAAAATGCTTGCAACTCATTTTCTACACCTATAAGAGTCTTTTGTACTTCAAAAGGTACTTGATTAGTAATTGCCATAATATTTTACTCTCCTAAAGTTTTGAATTGAGTATCTAACGACAAATCTATAAATAATTTATCCTGCATATGGTGTCTATTATCTATAGTTGCATCTAATGGATCTACAATTAACGTCGGGTCAATATAGGTATCTGACATAGAAATATCATCTTCAAATTGCATATCAAATCTATTATTCCTATATCGCATATTGATATCTAAAATGACTGGATCGTAATCTACTAATATATCCGATTTATCAGTCGTAATAGTATCAAAATGTGTATATGTAGGATCTAGATATTGTCTACCTTCTATAACTTGTGTATCATGATCATCAATAGGCAGATTAGATAAAAAGAAATACGTTGCACATTCACGATTAGTATTAAGGAATGCAACATTATAACTACACAACTGTACAAATAGATCTTTCAATTTTGTATAAACATAACTGTTATCATTATCCGACACCGATAAATATTTACGGAATCGCTCTTTAGTAAGTGGAATTAATAATTCGACAAGACTAGAAGCTAATTGTCCGTAACCTTCTTCAGAATTTTGTAAATTATTGTATGCAGTTATCAGTGACGAAATATGAATATTAGATGATATCCATTCGCCATAATTAGTATATTCGGATAATTGGATAGGAATAGTCTTATTTTGAATAAGGCGATTGTATACAGTACTGAGTGATTTGTGTACTAATCTATTAGAAGAATTTCTAATAAGTAAGATATGAGAAATGAGAGCATCGAATTGATCACCAATAAGATCCATCATTTCAATTTGATCAATAGGTATATCTTTATATACAATCTCATCTAATAATTTATTAGTATGAATGTAGTTCTTTATCTGGTAAATATTTCCATCAAAACTAAATGTGGTAGGTAAATCTGTTGGTCGGGAGAAATCAACATAACCTGACGATGTAGTATATCGTGTAGGTAACGTCATTGGAACCTGTTGCATATATCTATGTTGAGCGTAATATAACAAGGCTAAGGCGTCACCTAATGGCATATTTACAAATTCTATACCAGACACCGAATCTACCCAAGCTATACTGAAGTTTAATTTTTCGTATATATATCGAGAAATTAAAGTATCTAAACTAAATTTAATTAATAGATTTTCATACTTATTATCAATTGTATACTTTTTTAATTCCAAAAGTTTTGTAGGTAATATATTTATTCGAGTATTCGATAGTTTGTCAGTAACTTCTTGTACATAGTCTAAAGAGTATCTATCGTCAAATTGTATATTATGCAATCTTCGTTGTATGTTGGCAACGGTTTCAAATTCAGTAGTATCAGCTTTAGCAATAGCGTCTTCGGTATAATCAACTACCTGATCTGACAATATCTCAGGATACCACCTACAATCATCGACACTCGCAGTAGAGTGATATACCTTTTTCCCAACGATAGATATCCTAAATTGTTTTAATATATTCTCAGCTAAAATAGATAATGTAGATTCTTTACCTCTATTCTTCAGAATGTAATTAATATTTCGATATAAAAATAACGATTGTTTATTCGTTAATATATCTCTATAATCTCCTAAACCTTTCGAAGTGAGATATTCCCAAATATGAAAAGTATGTACAGATGGAGTATGTAAATTCTTAATACGCTTACTAAAAAGTGATAATGTCAAATTATACCATACAAGTGCATAAAATGCTATAGGATACAATTCTTCATATTCGAATTCTTGAATATACCACCGACTACCGTTGAATTGTAAAAAATTTTCAATGTGTTCAATTAAAGAGTGTCGTTCGTTTTGATCTAGAAATGTTATATCATATCGTAATAGTGAAAATTCTTCAGCTTCAATAGCTGAATTTATATCAGATACCGGATATACTATAGATTTAATAAGGTCAACTTGATCTGGATACGCTTTTTCTAATTCTTTATATCTCGGCAATCCGACTTTATATAATGCAGCTGTTTTTGGATGATACATCAAATTTTCTTTAGTGAAATTTATCATTTCACCTATATCGACCGAATATACTTCCATCATAGTATTTGAACTATGATATTCCCCAATCATATTTAGATAATAGGGCCATTGAGTTCTATCATTTTTGTCTATCTCATATCCAGAATAACTTAATTCTAAATTCCTCAATTGTCCTAATTTGTCAAATTTGATTGTTACTGTCTTTAAGAAATTATAAATTTCTTGCCTATACAATTGAAATTGATACATAAATTAACCTCTCTATAACCATATATAAGGAGTATCGTCGTGGGAAAATTTACTATAAAGCTTAAAGATATTTTCAATATAACAAGTCCAAATAACTACAAAGCGAATAATCCCACTATAGCGATCAACAATAGTAACATGATTGATGGTGAAGAATATAAGAGTCTAATAGAATCAACACACATTCCTGCAAAAACTACTAATATAAAGCCCGATTCCATTATAGCATATTCCCAACCTATACAAGAAAAAATAGAAGATACTAAACGGGAATCTGATTATATTAGATCGTTGTTGCCAGAAATAAAGCAAGCTGAAGCTGTACTGATTCCTAGTATCTTATCGCCAAATGATTTGCAAGATAGCAACCTCAATATCAATATATCTTTAGATGACAACGCAGAAGAGTTAGAGACCAAATTGGGTTCCCATATTTTACAACATATGGAAGAAAAATATGGAATTAATAATCGATTAGAAGAGTGGTTAAAACCGATGTTGTATGGAGTAGGTGCTAAACCTATAATGATCTTACCGAATTCCATTATAAAGAATATGATGGACAACGAACAAATTGTAGGTAATGAACATCTATTACAACAAGCTTTAGATTCAGTTTGGGATAAACAAATATATACTAATAAGAAACACAATACAACAGCTATTGGAACTGAAACTTTATATGTCGATTCGAAAATATCATCTAAATTACAAGATGAGATTGTAAGTAGTGTACGCACAACTCGAAACGATTCTAAATTTCGTGAGTATACAAAAAATACTACAAAATATCTATCTGGTATTGAAAGTGTGATAGTATCTCGAATGGCAAATTCTCAATTGTTGTCATTTCATGAAAATCCTGAAATTGCAGGATTATGCGAATTGTCGGAAGATGTTGCTAAACAACAGATCAGCAATAACATCACCTCTGCGTTTAAAGGTTATAATGAATATCAATTTGAAAAGGAACCAATAATAGAACTTGAAATTCCTGAAATATCTGAAAATATAGGAAATGCTACTTTATTAGAATTGCCTACAGAATCAATTATTCCTATCCATACTCCAGGTACTCCTACTAATCATGTAGGATATTTCTTATTGTTAGATAAAATGGGTAATCCTTTACAAGATTCAGGAAACGATGGTGATGAACAAAATGATTATAGTAATATCCTTAAATCCTCAAATAGTACAGCATTTGGGGGACAAGAAGATATACGAAAGATCATGGATTCGTACGCTAACCACCATTCCCGGGTAGTTAATCAGGTATACGAACATATCTTAGATAAATATCTAATAAAACAACTAGACAATTTGGGCTTAAATAATGTAGATATTACAACTTCGGATAGTATAACTAAATGTATGTTTAGAAGATTGATGGAAAATAAAGAAACACGAATACTATTTATTCCTAAAGATCTTCTAATATATATGTGCTTTGATTATAATGAAGATGGTACAGGGAAGAGTAAATTGGAAGATATAAAATTTGTACTCTCTCTCAGAATATCATTAATGATAAGTAAGATAATGGCAGCTATGGAAGATGCTATTAATAAGCAGCGTATTACTTTAGAATTTGATGAAAAGATGACTAATCCTTTAGAAACTATGGAAACTATTAGAAATTCATTTATTGCCAAAAAGAAATTGAATTTGTCATATAGACCTTCTAGTATACTCCAGACTCTAACGGAAAAGAGTCTAACTATGGTTCCTAAAAATATTCCAGGATTAGCATCATTCAATTTAGATACTGATAATGCTTCGTCTTCGACAACTAGACCAGACGATGACTTAAGTGAAGAGTTACGTAATATGTCCAATTTGGCACTAGGAGTTCCACCTTCTGCCCTTAATAATTTGAATGAAGATGAGTATTCACGATCAGTAGCTACATCTAATATCTTCTTCTCAAATACTATTAGGAAATATCAAAAAACATTATGCGCTTTTATTAGAAATATTATTTCTACTTATATTAAGTTTAGTAAACCATTACGAGATGAACTATGTGAAATAATACTAAATAGTAAAATAGAAGAACAGATATCAGAAGATTCTACCGACAATATATCTAAAGATAAACTATTAGATAAATATTTATCTCAAATAATCAAAAATCTTTCAGTATCGTTACCTAAACCGAATATAGCTCCAGACAAAGCTCAATTTAATGAATTAAGAGAGTATAAAGATATGATTAATGATATACTCGAAGCTATATATCCCGAAGATATTCTTATGAAAGATAGAGATGCTGGAGAAGGGTTAACACAACTTCGAGCATACTTGAAGAGTAATATTGTAAGAAACTACATCATATCTTCAGGGTTTGGTACTAATTTACATATTCCTCAATTAGACGATACTTTTGAAAGTATGATAGATATTAATGCTATTTATCAAACTATTCTCAATTTTCATAAAGGATTTGATTCACTTAAAACTGTAGTTAATAATGAAGATGGAGAAAATTCTGATAGTGGGTATGGGTATTAATCGTATAGTAAGAGTAGAGGAGGCATATAAGCCTCCTCTACTCTATACTTTACACCCCTTTACCTGTAATCGTATAATACTTATTCTTCATCAAACTCATTACCAATTTCTTCAATCTCTGCACTTATACCCTTATCAGTAAGACGTTCTTCGATCTGAGTAGCAATCGATGGAGCATTGTCGAAGTTGGCCTTATGAAGACCTAAGGCGGTTGCAATATCCTGAGCAGCTCTAAACGTACGCCTATTATGCTGCATAATACCTGCATAGTTGATAGTACGATCCTGAGTCTGAGTAGTACCAATTTCTCTCTGCAGACCAAAGTTACCAGTCTCGAGCGGCCACATATTGGTAACCATAAAACCATCAATGATGTTTTCAGGCTTCATCGTCGGATCAAACTGAATAAAACAGATATCCATAGAGAAGGCAGAAAATACCATTGGATTCAAATCATCATCCTGACCCAAAGCTGCAAGAGCTGAAGCTTGAGTATCAGGATTACGGATTGTAGTTAACCACATCTTATGGAACTGCCAAACCAAGTTTCCCTGAATTTCAGGATAAACAATACTTGGAGAAATGGCTGTACGTTTAGAGTGTGTAGGCATCTGCAATTCCTGACCATCACTAAAAGTCATGGTAGAAGCTGCTTCGAGTGTGTATCCAAAATCGATACCAGTAATGGACTTAGCGTGACGTTCGACCAAAGCTTTCAATATCGAATCAGCTTTATCCATAGCTTTAAACATAGTAGGTGTATGTGTAACAACAGCTACAACAGGAGTAAATACCTGAGGAGTAACTGCATCCAGCATAGGCAATCTGGCACCTACACCTAACTGTCCACCAAGTGGAATATTTGCCAATTTCGTAGTTTCACCGGCAGCTACACTACCTACTTTATTCAAGAACGCTTGTGTCAATGCACTCATTTATTTATTCCCCCTCATTACGACGCACAGGAATGAGAACATTCCAGACACGCTGACTAAAGTTGCCATAAACAGCAATCTCAATAGTGGTCTGATATCCCAAAGCCTTATCGATATCGGTCTGATACACTGACACTTCTGTTTTCAGAAATACCCCAAACTTGGTATAGATATCATCACTAATCGATTCTCGAATTTCACCAAACAACAGTTCAGGAGATTCATCTCTTCCTGCAAAAGTAGCCCACTGAAGTCTAGCTACATGCTTAAGATAAACAAGCATATCACACAAGATATCGTCAGAAATAAGACTGCTGTCGTACGGATAGATGGATTTAACGTCAGGATAATGATATCCTGTCATATCATAATACTGCATATAATTCAATCCAGTATCCCAAGATAACTGCTTATGGTCATCACTATTAGGAAACCAGTTGATAGTCTTAAGTGTAGTAACGGCAGAATTTGGAAGACCCTTAGGTTTGCCCTTAAAGTATACTGCACCCTGCCAAAAACATTTCTTGATCAAACAATCATACGTAGCAGGAACGATCTGTAACCAATTAGGATTAGATACCAAATTACCACACTGTTGGAAGATAGTTCCGCGACAAGCCTGTGTACCATAGATTGTACTTTCAGGATGCAGTAACAACTGACTACGCAATGCTGATCCGGTAGACTGATCTTCTTCTTTAGTGTTGGCCCCATTAAATACATCCTGAGTACTTACAATAACTTTAACATCATCTCGAACACCCAAAAAATCGATGATATTTTTCTTAGTCTCTAAAGGATACCCAGAATCGTAGATATGGGTAATAGGATAACGAGCTTGATCGTAAATATCCGGAAATACTTCACCGGACAACCAAGCATCTGTCAGAGAATTGAGAGTCTCAGGAGAAGTATTTCCATCAGATCCGCCCTGCATGTACTGAATGACATTCTCGTCCATTACTGTAACATTACTAACACCCTCAGTTTTAATCTCTAAATGATCATAAGGATGACCTTCCAAATCGGTAGCAGTCATAATATCGACCATATACGGATTGGTGAGATCCATCATCATCGGTTCAACAGCCATTACTTTCTGACCAATAGTTTGAACATTTTCAGGGAACACTTTCATATTGAAAGGAACACTCGCGAAATCATTATTCAAAATGTGATCAAAATATACACGCCTATCGGTCGAAGTATCAATTGCGTCAGGATTAAAAGAAAACTCCGTAGTAGGATTATTATAGAAGTTTCTTACAGGAGTTGGAATATCCATCCCATATTCCTGAGATACAATTCCGAGATTAAACATAAGTGCGTCAATTGTATTGATTACACTAGTGTCAGCAGTACTCCAATCGAACCAGATCTTAACCCCAACCTTATTAGCCCAAGAACCTGGAGAATCGGGAGTCATTACAAGAATAGGGAAAATAGTAACCCCATCGACTTCTGCAGGAAGAAGATTGTCTGGAGTTTCTTCAGAAGTCAAAGGACGAAGAGCCCAAGTAATTTCAACACCAGGCTCCTTAACTTCGACACCACTTTCCATTCGTGGGATTGGCATACCGGTAAGATCTAATGCTCTTCCACCAAACTCATCCTTTTCATATTGCGTAATTTGAACACCTTCTTTGACATGAGCTTCCAAAACTGCAGAAGCTTTAGCTGCAGTTGCATCAGCCAATCTGACAAAAAAGCATTTCTGATAATTGAGTGTTGTCTTGAAAAATAAATTTGGATGATAAAAAAACTTAGAATATTCATCAAAAGTTCCTTTACCGTACAACTTTGACTGAGTAGTATAATCTCCAAACGAAGGTACACCAACAGGACCCTTTTCTGCAAAACCAAAAAAGATAGGCCGATGTAAAGGACTATCTTCAGGCACAAATACCTGCTGTAACGATTCGTCTTTGACTTCTACCTGGTAATGAGGAAAAGTCTTAAGTTTTGCCATTGAATATCTCCTTTAAGATTGGGTAAGACTATTTTATAACGATTACAGTAATTATATAATTTACAACAAATAATAAGCTGAGGTTAAACGATGCAAAAGATTAACATTTTTAAAACAGCAATTTCTGGGATTTATGGGATTGATAGTCAGTATAAATCTATAGCCGATTTCCTTATTAAGAATCGATCACAAATAAGAATTCCAGTTACAGATACTAATGAAATTATGAAAACTCGTACATTAGCTACTACTAAAATTAGTAAACTATATGATGGCCTCATAAATAGTCATAAGCAGAACGTATTTACTTTATTAAATATACCATCAGGAATTAGTACGCCTGAAATATTTACTATGAATCATATTTTGTTAGATATTAAACAACTCAAAGATGCAAATTCAGCAATTCACAAAACGATTTGTTCTCTACCTGAGTATGAAAACAAAATTATTTTAAATATTACACCTTACCTAAAACGGAAAATTGAGAACGTTGTAACTGATATGCCTAAAGTACAATCGTTATTTGTTAAAGGTTTATTGGTCAGATCTTATTACAACAGTATTGATTGGTTAACTCCTAGTCTTATAAAATATCTTAGCAAATCCTATAGTATGACCATTTCTACTAACATAGCAAGAAATTATAATTTGGATTATAATGATCAACAAATTATTAGTACTATTCTTACTACGTACTTTCATACTAAGTGTTATGGTGATACTAGGGGCGATTTTCCAGTAACCATTAAGGATTGTACAGAACTTGGATCTCGAATAGACATAGTCGATAGGTTAGAGACTATGAAAGAATATCTTAATGGTGATACTGATATGACAATTGAAAGTATATGTGAATTAATTAGAAAGATGGGTCCTGAACGTATGAATACTTTCGATACTCGTATGTTCTATACTATAAATCAAAGATTAGGTAGCGATCATGTATCCACTTTGATGAGTTTAGAATATCCTCCATATTGGGCACATGAAGTATTGCTCGCATTAAGTGGTATAAAATCCGGATTATATATTGCTATGAAAAATCAAATGAGAGGTAAATTGATTAAGGAAGGCGAAGAATTCGGAGATACCCTTACAAGAACTTCTAAGTTTATGGATTCGATCGAAGATATATAAATTAACTTTTATAACCCACAAAAGAGGCACTTTATGTCGATTGACAAATCTACCATATGTAATATACTCAATGAATACTGTTTTGCCAACATATGGAACGAGTGTGCCAGTGAGTCTAGAGTGAATATATCTCCTCGTCTGGTCAACAATAGCCGGTCATGTACCGGCTATTGTTTGACAGGATCTAAAGTCTTACATCTACCATATACAGATAAATCTTTTTTTGTATATACTTTTAGATATGAGGATACAAAAGGATCACTGGCAATTCCGAAAGATACTTGGGTGAATTTAGTAGACCTTTGTAATGTACACGATATTCTCATGAAAGTCTATACTTCTGAGGGTAGGATGTTATCATTCAAAGAAGGATTCATTCAAAGTTGTTCTGATAACAATACCATATTTTTAGCAATTACTAAAAAGGGTTTGAATCGAATCGGGAGTGATAATAGAGAGATATACTTTACACTATACAAAGATCCCGATAAAATTGGTAACGTAACTATTTATAGTTACAATAGTAGTGAATTAAATCCTATTACTCATCGCATCTATGTAGCTACCAAGTCAGCAGTTAGTAAAATGAAACATGAATGTTTTATCAATGGGTATTATTATACCACAGATACGATTGAGAGTGTATATAACCACACTCAAGATATAGATATAATTTATGATGAAGATATCGTCGGTGTAGTTAATATTCCTATAACAACTAATCCTCACCCATTCTACAGTTCTAAAGATAAATTGTATAAAGAAATTATACATATACCCAAAAATATCAATCCAGCAAATAAGATAATTACTCACGACAGTTGTACTTTGTATGTATTGGATCCAAATGATCGAGGTACATATTTACATTATACTTCGGATAGGAGTATAGGACAAATTACTCACAATGATTTAAGTGTACCTACTTATATACTTGATGCACATAAAGATTATCTTGAAACTACTGACGTACGAATTCAGATGAAAATTCGTTTACATCAAAAAGATAACACACTGATGCGCAATCAGGCATATATAGATCTATTATATCAAACTCAAAGTGATGAAAATATTATTTCACATTTGCAAGGTAAGTTAGATCCAGATTTGGAATTTTGGACAGCTGATCATTTAGAACAGCATCCGTATGTACAGATGATGTATGATGTCCCAAATATAATTACTCCAGAAAATTTAGAATACTACATAAATACTTTAGGATATTATCATTCAATATCTTTAATATGTCGTAGAATTCACAATAGCACAATTACTCCCTACACCTCAAGGATATTTTGTTATAACAAACCTAGCATTTGGAAAAATAGTAATATCTTTCCAATCGTTTATGTAAATGGCCAAAAGATACATAATGAATATATTGCACATTTATCCAGCAATAGGGATGTTACTATCAAATTGTATGATGATGTAGTTCTGAGAACTGGGGATATAGTTACAACAATTATGTGCCCAATTGGTGATAAAACAATATATACAATTACTCCATCAGAAGAGCAAGATACCCTTACTATTCCAGATAGGAGTTTTTCTATATATCAGGAAATGATATATTCAGATACCAACGAAACGCCTATATACGAAACAGTAAATAAAGGGTATAAATATACTACCTTATTAGAAAATGAAGGAAAGATTGCGAGTATTCACAACGACGATGGAACTGTAACTTTACAATTCAATACTCAGGCATTTGGAACAACTTATCACATCATATATAACGAGTATACTCAATATCTAAATTATAATTTAGATGATCAGATTGAAGATAGTAAATCTATAGTTGTTGATGTAGAGGGACGGTCAACTACTAATACATACATTCCACTCTTTAATATAAAAGATACATTTGTATATCTTAATGGGAAATATCTAGTAAATGGAGTAGACTATCAAATTGTAAATTATACTAACGCAAATGATGATATTATAAAAGTTCAATTATGTATTCAAAATATGTCATATGTTAAGTCTGAAAATAATAGATTAGAAGTAATTGCTACTACAGTAGAAGCGACAGATACAGATCATGGATATGTAATCCACGATATAGCTAGTCGGGATATCGATGTTGATATATGGTTTGAAGCACTTACAACACTTCATATATCTGGCAAATATGAACCTGAAGTCGAATCTACTGGAATAGGAATGCGCTTACCTGAAGGTAAATATGCTGACGGCAAATTATTCGGACTAAAAACGACAATACCTAAGAATATCCATGACTTATTGTTACCAATTAACGACGATATAGAAATTTCTCATATCAAAGCGATTGATAGTTATCTTAGAGAAACTATGCCTGAATATCAAGACGATGTCATTCTACCTAATTCGCACAAGATATATAGTAGTTATTTACATTATCTTATTGTCGGAATTTTAAACAATACAGTCACTCTGACATATGATCCAGATATAGAAAAGATGAAAATACAATTAAGTAATTATGATTATCTTAAACAGTATGATGTTATATTCAACAACGAGTCCATAGATAAACGTTATGTAGACATCTACCCAACATATTTGGATTTGACTGTAAACGATGACCAAAAAGCCGAACTGATCTATATGTTAAAACAACTTATCCTTGGCGAAGATAATATTACATCAGGAGTATTAATCGATGAGCAGCCCTAAAACGTTATTCCAAGATAAAAGACCTGATATATTGAGTATGGATGATTTATATGATCCCGACTCAAATACATCAGGTACTATTATTCCAACTGTAGGTAGTGTTCTAGTAGGTACTAACGAATATAGTCGAATATTATTTACTATAACTGAAGTTGATCCAATTACTCATAAAAGTACTTATAAACCATTATCAGTATTAGCTCAAGAGAATGAAGAAGATATAACATCCATCGTAGACTATAACAATACTCGATTTAAAATATTTTACGATACTCGAGTATCGCCAACAAAATTAAATATTGATAGCTTGTTGGTTATCTTTGGTATGCAAAATGAAGAGTATAGGTTAAGAAGATTTGACCCAGTAACAAAAGAAGATCAAATCATTTCAATCTACTATGACAGTAATGGGAACTATAAAGGAAATCGTATTCCACTTAAACCATTAGGAACTACGAATGCTAAATATTGTTCCAATTGTCATACCCTAGTAGAACTTATTGATGATGATAAAATTACTATGGAAGTTTTCGATCATATCGGAACTATGACTGCCGAAATTACACTATTTGCACAAAAAGCTGTCATTTTAAATGATTATGGAATACCGCCCATCATAACAGATTTCGCACTGGAAGGCATTCAGATTAAAGATGATGCTTTTTATTTGTACGAAAAGCAAGATATTTCTGCATTATGTATCTCCCCTACAATCACTTATAATGATGGAACTAAAGCGTTAGTACCTATCGATGAAGAAGTTTGTTTTTTATACGGTACTGAAGATCTCATTTCTTCATATCCCGGACTTAGACAAACGATATTGTGTAAATACTATTTACGATCAGATCAACTTGCAGAAGGCGCTATTGATACTCGTAGGGGCAGATATGTCTATGCAGAAAAAGATGTAGTCATTCTTCCTAACAATACAATCTTCGGATGTAAAATATCAATATTACCTATCTGGAATAATATCTATGATAGATACGATTTGAAATTCTTTATGTATACTACAGATAGAGATACTGTATATGACGTATCTAACAATATCAATATTTTAACTGATTACAATCCTAAAGATTTTGATAATGAACAATTAGTTACATACAGTGTTGATATGCAACAATTGTTAAATCTTGATAATGAATCTACTTACGTGCAGTCAACGTGGTTACGACTTAAACCCTACAATACGACTGTAGAAAGATACATTATCAAAGATTCAGCACATCATGTCAATGCGTACGGAGTAGAAAACTCTACATATCGTAGACCAGTTATACATTACGATCATACACTTAATCAATATTACATTCCAAATAGTATATTTACTAATGTAGAGGCTTTTGTCGAAGTAGCATACGAAAAGGCTAATCCTCCTTTCGATACAGCTAACGAAATAGAACCACCTACTCCTACACATTTCACTATACGTTCAGTGGAAACAGCACATACACTAATATCAGCTCCTATACCTCTTGAAAATTATAATCAAGCTTGGAATGCTATTAC